ATTTGGAAATATGGCTCACAGGTGCGGATATGTTGGCATTCCAAAGAATCATACGTTATACGGAAAAAATTATGATTACCATCTTGAAATTAAAAAATCAAATATTTGGGGCAGAGAAGTAAGTGGCATTTTCCCTTTGCTTGGTGCTTACATGGATGAAGATGAAAGAATCCGCATTGAAGCATATTTCCAGTGCCACGGTGGTATTACATACGCAGGCGGTGGAAAAAATTCAAATTATCCTATCAAAAGTGATTTATGGTGGTTTGGGTTCGATTGCGGTCACGCTGGAGATAAGGCGGATTTTGATTATGCAATACAGAAATTCCCAAGCCGTAAAGAAATTTATCAGATGCAAAAAATGATAGAAAGTAAATTTCCTGTTGGTGTCGATGTCGTTCGTTCAGAAGAATATGTTGCTGATGAATGTAAGAAGTTGGCGGAGCAATTGAAAGAGTTTGAAAGGAATGAAGAGAATGCAGATTAAGAAAGAGACAGTCATTTCTGTTTTGACAACAAGCGGAGAAACAATCAATGTCGGTGACACCGTGGTTTTTAATGCAGAGGGCAAGTGCTACACGGGTGTTTACATGGGTCTGACAGATCGTGGAGCATTGAAATTCAAGGGAAAGATTTCCGGTACTGATGTCACATGGAATGTAATGCCTAAGAGCATTAAGGAGATTTGCAAGGCTGATGTAAAAGTGAAAAATGATGAATTTGGCAAGTTTATGAACGAGCCGGAAAGCGAGGAATAAGTATGAAACATAAATTCCATGTTGGAGATGTGGTTAAACCAAACAAAAAAGCAGATGAAAATTATACCATAACTACCACATCTGTTGTAAGAGAAGCCATTGTTACAGAATTAAGAGACTATACGATGGATATAAAAATCATAAAAGGGTCATGCAGTGTTGGGGAAGTATTTACGGTTGAAGAAAAATATTTTGATTTGGTAAGAAAAGCAAAACAGGAAACCATTGTCATCTACCGCAACGACAACAAAGTAGTTGCACTGGACAAGACCACTGGAGAGAAAGCAGAAGCAAAATGCAACCCGGCTGATGAATTTGATTTCCGGACTGGTGCTAAGTTGGCTTTTAATCGGCTGATGGGCGAAGATGCAAAGCCTGATGATGGTGAGGTGAAAAGAAAAGCTAAAATTGGTGAGTACGTCAAAGTTGTTAATGCGAAACCTGCTATTCCTTCTTATAAAAACGGAGATATTTTCAAAGTAACTTATGTTACGACATCAGGATGTATTTGCAAAAATTCTGACGGAGATACTGGATTATGGCACGAAGAGTACGTTGTCCTTGAAAACTACAAACCGGAAGAAAAAGTGCAGAAACAGAATGACAGCGAAATCCATGTCGGTGACATGGTAGAGGTAACACGAAGCGGTGGTTGTTATTCAACGTACGATACATGGAGTGGACTTGGAAGTTATAGGCAAAATTTTGTTAATGGAGTTTCTGTTGAAGACGGAATGGTTGCAAAGGTTTTGAACATTGCGAAGCATGACAGGCTGCATAATTTTCGCCTTGCGCTTATTCAGAATCCAAAGACAACCCAGGTATTCATCATCAAAATTGACGGCATCAAAAAGGTAGAAAGGTAGGTAGAAACATGGCAGACGAAAAGAAGCAGGAAAACACAGGAATTGTGGAATACGAATCAAATGGGGAAATTGTAAAAATTTCCCCAACAACGGTAAGAAAGTACCTTGTAAGCGGTGGTGGAAACGTATCGGATCAGGAAGTAATGATGTTTATGTCTCTTTGCAGATATCAGCATCTTAATCCTTTTTTGAAAGAAGCATACCTCATTAAGTTTGGAAACAATGATCCTGCTACTATTGTTACCGGAAAAGATGTTTTTACAAAAAGAGCCGATGCAAATCCGAATTATGCAGGGAAAAAAGCAGGAATTATTGTTCAGAAGAAAGATGGTTCCGTTGAAGAAAGAGAAGGATCTTTTGTCCTTAAGGACGAATATATTGTAGGAGGTTGGGCTAAAGTGTTTATCAAAGGAAGAGAGACACCGGAGTACCAGTCAGTATCTTTCGATGAATATGTTGGAAGAAAAAAAGATGGAACAATCAACAATCAATGGTCTAAAAAGCCTGCAACAATGATAAGAAAAGTTGCTGTTGTACAGGCATTAAGAGAAGCTTTTCCGGATAAATTCCAAGGTTTGTATGCACAGGAAGAATTTCCTGATGTTTCCGATGTGAAACTTGATGTGGAAAAAGTTGTGGCAGAAGAGGTACAGGCAAATGCAAACAATATCGAGTTTCCTGACGCAACATTTGAGGAAGTGCCGCAGACCGCAGAGACGGACATTGCCAGCGCAGAGACACCGGATTGCTTTAAGTAGAGGTTGAATAATATGTATACAGATATGTATAGAGTTTTAAAAGAAGGACAGTGTGGAGATTTCCGAATTGAAAAATTTGAAATAACTCCTAATAATTTGTATGCGTTTATTCATGGAATTAGTGTTGGAAAATATGTACGTCTTTTACATAAAAATGAAGTTGTAATGTCTGACACATATATGGAAAAGCGTACAAATTCCAAATTTGTCATAAACGCTCATGGCAATGTTCTTATTGGTGGTCTTGGAATTGGAATGATTCTTTTGGCAATACAAGATAAAAGTAATGTTGAAAGGATTATTGTTGTTGAGAAATCAGAAGAAGTTATAGCTTTAGTAAAAGATCAACTTCCATTGAATAATAAGGTTGAAATTGTAAATGAAGATGTATGGGAATATATGCCATCTTGTAAATTTAATACTATTTATATGGATATATGGAACTATATAAATACAGATGTTTACAAAGATTCTATGAAGCCACTGATTTCAAAATATAGAAAATATCTTGTATCAAAGGAAGAGGACGAAGAAAGATTTATTGATTGTTGGTGCCGTTTGGAAGCAAAGAAAGGAATAGCAATATGAAACTAAAATGTTTAGGTTCCGGTTCTTCCGGTAACTGCTATCTTCTAACGGCAGATAACGGTGAAACACTTTTACTGGATGCAGGACTTCCTATCATGGACATAAAACGTGGTCTTAACTGGGATATTAAGTGCGTTGTGGGTGCGATATGCACCCATACGCACAAAGACCACTCATTATCCGTATCAGAACTTGAACACATGGGAATACCAGTATTTAAGCCATATGAGAGTTTAGAACCTATGGAAATATGCTTTACTGGTGGAAAAATAATGGCATTTGATCTTACTACACTGGATGGTAAGTGGACACATACCAACGCTGATGGTTCAGAATGCCCTTGTTATGGATTTTTGATTACTCACCCGGAAATGGGAAAATTGCTTTATGTCACCGACACGGAATTTGTTAAGTGGCGGTTCCATGAAGTAAACCACATCCTTATTTCATGTAACTATCAAAAGAAGTACATTGCAGAGGATTCCAACGATGCTAAGAAATCCCATGTGTACCGTGGTCATATGGAACTGGAAACGGTAAAAGAATTTGTCATTGCGAACAAATCAGATGCCCTGCAGAACGTCATATTGTGCCATTTAAGCCGTGATAATTCTGATGCCAAAGAATGTGTCGCAGAGGTAAAAAAGATTGCTCCATTGGCGAATGTGGACTATGCGGCAGCAGGCAAGGAATGGATTTTACAGAATGGAAAGGAGTGCCCGTTTTGAGTGGTGGAAGTTTTGGTTATTTGTGCTACAAGGATGTCAATGAGCTAATGGAGCCGTCAAGTATCTCCAACCTTGAAATTATGGTGCAACACTTACAGTTGTACGGTTACGAGGACATAGCACGAGATACACAGCGGTTGATTGAGTATATCCGGTCGGCAAGTATCAGAATTGAGGTTTTGAGCGAGAATCTTAACGGTGTTTTTCATGCGGTAGAGTGGTATGAGAGCGCAGATATTGGCAGAGAGACCATGATTGCAGAACTGGAAAAGTACAGAAATGGTGGTGCGAATGGCTGACACATTTTATAGACCACTTACACCGCAATTAAGAAGTGAAATAATGCAGAGCATTGATTCTAACATATCCGAACTGAATACCTGTCAAAGCAATGCTTTAGTCAATATGCAAAAAACAGGATATGGGGCATTGAGAAATATTATAAATGCCTTGCCGGACGGATATTTGATTCCATTTGAAAGGCGGTGATGTGGTTGGCTGATTGGAAGAATATAGCAAAAGCAAAATCCATAGAGAGAAAAAATCGTGAAAAAATACTGGCGGTTAATCCACACGTGGACGATGGAAGTGGAATTTACTTTCTGACAAGAACAGACGAGGATGGTTTTCGTTTTGCGTATGTGGGACAGGCGGTACATATCTTGCAGAGACTTTCCGGACACCTTAATGGGTACCAGCACATTGATTTATCCATGAAAAGCCACGGATTGTATTCTGCGGAGAACATACACGGTTGGAAAATCGGATTTCTACATTATCCGGTAGGAGAACTGGACAAGTGGGAGCAGTACTGGATTAAGCGTTATGCGGACGATGGTTATCAACTTCGCAACAAAACAGCCGGTGGTCAAGGTGATGGAAAGAAGAAGATCGCAGAGTATCGACCGGGAAAAGGATACCGTGATGGGCTGGCACAAGGTAAAATCAACCTTGCAAGGGAACTGGCGAACATAGCTGACAAACATTTGGTTATCAGCCTTAAGCCTGAGAAGCAGAACAATTCAATATCGCAGAAACAGTATCAGAAGTTTATGGAACTTTTGCATGGAGAAAAGGATGGTAAAAGTAATGAACAGCAGTGATTATGATTACCTTGACATCCAAAGAAGAGTTGACGAGGTGATTCCGATGATGAGACAGCAAAATCTTTTTGGTACAATTGCTTTAATAAAGCACATGAACCAACTTCTTAAGGATATTATTCAGCAAGAAAATAGAAGCGAATTGCTTCTTTTGAAAACGATGGAATTGTTGAAAAAGCAGGATGAATCACCATATGTGCTTAATATCTTGGAACAGACAGTTAATTATGATGATGCAGAGTGTGACGGAAGTTGCCTTGTGGAAGACATTGAAACACATTTATTTGATATTGGAGCAATAGAAGTTGGTTAAATAGGAGATGAATATGGAATACATATATAGTGCAATTTTTGCTTGGATATTTATTAGTTTTTGCTTCTTTATTTTAGAATCAGTTGGAATTATAGATTGCTTTATGGAAAGCAAAGCATTATGGATTTTGTTTGCTCCTATGATTTTTCTTGTGATATTTATTTGTCCTATTTCAATTTATAAAGAAACGAAACTTAAAATATCAAGGCAAAAGTTTAGTGAATTGGAAAAATGCAATTTTATATACAAAAAGATTAGTAAAAATGTATACCTTTGCAGATTGTATGGAAACAAAAAACATCATCCTATTTTATATCATTTTATTATTCCGTTTTATATAAAAATAAAATGATAAATCACGGAACTTGGAGGTGATACATAAAATGCCAAAACGATATGACAATCCGCAGGATATTTTGAAAATTATGCGGCAGACAGAACTTTTGAAGCAGTCTGCGGAGAGGAGTCCATTCACCGGAATACTGACACTGTTCTGCTATACCTTGTGGAAAGACTATAAGTACTCACAGACGAGACTTTCCGACTTTTGCGGTAAATTCATCGAATACAACGAAAAGTACGAGAATGAGCCTTATACGGAGTTACAGAGTAGGCTTAACGATTTTGCAGACTGGACGATTGAGTACAAGGAATTTACCGAAGCTGATTATCCACATTACAAGTCGGTTGTAGCGCAGAAATGCATCAGGGAACAGGTCAGATGTAACAACCTTATCAATGAGTTGTCCACAAGGTACATCCTATATGGAATGGTAATTCTTATGGAAGATGGATTTAGTAAGAAGAAGCTGACGAATTTCAAGGATAAGTTTTCTGACCACATGGACAAAGCAGGAGACAAGTGCAACGGAAAAGATTTTATGGACTTGTGGAGAGAACTGGTGGAAAACACCGGAATCTATATTGAGAAGCCTATTTTTGAGTAAGGAGTTCTAAATGGCAGAAAAACGAATGTTTAGCGCAAAAATAATTGAGAGTGATGCTTTTTTGGATATTCCTGCTACGGCTCAAATGCTTTATTTCCATATCTGTATGAACGCTGACGATGACGGATTCGTGAATAACCCCCGGAAAATCATAAGGATGTGTGGTGCTTCAGAAGATGATTTGAAATCCTTGATAGACAATAGATTCCTTTTATCTTTCGATAGTGGTGTTATGCTTGTAAAACACTGGCGCATTCACAACTACATTCCACCGGATCGTTACAAGCCGTCATGCTATATGGACGAAAAAAGCAAAATAGGTGTGAAACTAAACGGATCATACACTACAGACCCTAAAAAGATGGTTTCCCCAGTAGAGGGAAATCCAAAGAAAAATTGCTACGACAAAGAAATCAAACTTGATAAGAGGTGATATAGATGCAGATGACAGGTTATGAATTGTTGGCGAATTATGAAAAAGCAGAGGACAAGGATAAACAGATTCAGATTCTTGCGGATTTGAACCACATTCCGGTTGACATGGTGCGTTTTGTGATTGACAACAGAGAGAAATTCGATGTTTCAGAGACACCATTGTCCACAGAAGAATTTGCAAAGTGGTGCGAGACGGAACTTGACCGTGTGGATGATAACATCCATGCACAGGAAAAATATTATAGAGAAATTTGCAATGTATACAGAATCGCAAGTACATACGGAAAAAGGAGTGTAGCTGTATGAGAGAGGGAACAGGAAACTTTCAGAACGGTGACTTACTCTACATGGCTACACATCCGGTTGCTGATGCTATTAGAATCGGCAGAACGAAGCCGTATGAATGCAGATATCCAGTGATGGAGAGCAAGCCGAGGATTGCAGAAAGGAGCAAGGATGGAGAGACTGACAATTGACGAGATAATTGAGCATTGCGACAGAAAAGCAGAAATATACGAAAAAGCTTGTGGTGTTAAATATCTTGAAACAGCATTTATGGGTAATGGAATAAAGGAATATTGGGAACATAAACAGGTTGCTGAATATCTGAAAAAGCTAAAAGAGTATAAGGACTTAGAGAAACAGGGATTGCTACTGCGGTTGCCGTGCAAGGTGGGAGATACCGTTTATGTAGATAGTACGATTCTTCCAATAGAGGATATGGAGTGTTATGAGGACATTGATAATAAGATTCCATTATATTTCCCAGCAAGAGTTGTTTCATTCCGCTTTGCAAAAAAGAATTGGATGAAGATTGCAGTTAGAGAGAAATGGTTATATGAATGGATAGATAATGAGACCGGACCGGATAGCGATTACATAGAGTGTGAGAAAAACTTTACGATTTCATTGTCTGGAATTGGTAAAACAGTATTTCTCACCAGAGAGGAAGCCGAAGCCGTACCGAGAAAGTGAGAAGAGAATGGCAAATAGGAACACACTGCATAGCAACAAATTGGATGCTTTTAGCAAATGGCTTATCAAAACCGGATGGACGATTGAAGAACCGAAAGGTATATGGGAAGTATTAAGAGCGAAAAATGCAGGAAGACAGAACCCCTTGATTGTCTATCAAAAAATGAACAAAGAGCATTTAAGCGTGCTGGACAGAGATATTGATGTCATAAAGAGATTTTTGCAAGAAAAGTAGGTGGAAGATGGTGAAATGTAATAATTGCAAGAATTTAGAAACAAAGGATAATGGTTTTGATGCGTACTCATGGTGCGAGAAAATCAATGACTGTCCGCATGAGGACATAGAAAGAGACTGCGAGCACTACGTACCTATGATCAACGCAGACCGGATCAGGAGCATGACGGACGAAGAACTGGCGATGGCGCTATTATGTGTCCTGCGGAATTTATTAAAAAGTGACAAGGTATGCGATTTTAGCCATGATTGTAAGGATTGTACGCTGACATGGTTACAGAAAGAAAGCGAGGAGTAGCCATGACGGAGAATGAAGCAATCAAAGAACTTGAGACATCTATTGATTTAGCCAAAATGTGTACACAAAATTACGAGAGAAAAAACGAAATCCAAGGTTACGAGATGGCAATCAAGGCTGTTTTCGAGTGGTTTATGCACAAGCATGAACAGAACTGCCCTGATGGAGAGTATCAGATACGTTTTCCGGGAATACCATATGTGCTAACTATGAAGAAAGAAGAAAAAGGTGGAACAGATGCAGAACATTGATTACACCGCCCTGTACGAGCAGAATGAGGACTTTAAGCGTTACGTTGACCGATACTGCGTAAAGCACAGTATCAGCGTCGCAGAAGCCTTACAGCATTATCTGGTGCAGATGGCAGGGAGACAGTACAAGGAACAGAGTGAAACAATAGTTAGATAAAATCAAGAAAGGAGCCGAGACTCTGGCCAAAGTGAAGCATATGCGGTCTCCTTGAAAAAATGAGTGATTTAGATAAGTTTGATTACGAATGTCAGAATCAGATGAGCATTTTTGACCTGATACGTGAACAGATACGTATTACAAAGCCTATAAGGCTGATAGAACTGTTTGCCGGATATGGTTCGCAGGCAATGGCACTGGAAAGAATCGGTGCAAAATTTGAGCATTACAGAGTTGTTGAGTTTGATAAGTATGCCGTAGCAAGCTACAATGCGGTGCATGGCACAGATTTTCATACAATGGACATAACAAAGGTTCATGCGGATGATTTGAATATCTGCAATACGGAAGCCTTCACTTACTTACTTACTTACTCGTTTCCATGCACCGATTTATCGGTTGCCGGGAAGCAAGCAGGAATGAAAAAAGGTAGTGGAACACGGTCCGGTCTTTTGTGGGAAGTTGAACGGATTCTGAAAGAGATAAGAGATGGTGGAGGTGAGTTACCACAGATTTTGTTCATGGAAAACGTGCCACAAGTCCATGCCGATGCAAACATGGTAGATTTTCAAAACTGGATCGATTTTCTGACAAGTCTTGGATATGTAAGTTACTGGAAGGACTTAAACGCAAAGAACTACGGAGTGGCACAGAACCGTGAAAGATGCTTCATGTTTTCATTTTTGGGAGAATATAACTACCATTTCCCACAGCCGATACCGTTGAAAAAGAAGTTGAAAGATTACCTTGAAGATAATGTTGACGAGAAGTATTACATCAAAAATGAAAAGGCTGAAAAGCTAATAAAATAGCTTATTGACAACGGAACGCTGCCACAGCACAATCCTAAGAGCAGAACAGAGCATAGCAGACTTGCATTGACGGAACAATCTGCAATCCACAACAGAGAGAAATTGCAAACTGCATCACTGCAAGATATGACGCAGGAATCAGAAACTTGCGGTCAGAAGGAAACTGTGTTGTTGAAAGCGGTTGATTTGTCAATTAACAATCCAAAAGAAAAGATTATTGCTAATTGCATTTTGTCTCATATTTCAAAAGATGGAAATACAATAGGAAAATATGCATCATTAAATACAGGAGTGGTTGAATGCAAGAAGTTAAAGTTATAGGTTCACTTGAAAGCAAATTTGAAAGCACTAACAGAATTTATGATGTGGGGGGGGGTGTAGTCCAACATTGAGTACAATGCAAGGTGGAAATCAAGAACCAAAAATTCTTGAAAGTCAGATAGTTGCCATGTGTGGCAGAAATCCTGATAACCCATCAGACAGAACAGCTGGAAGTCCGACAGAACAGAGATTAGAGCCGAATGCACAAGGAATGTGCAATTCACTTACCACGGCGCAGAAAGATAATATGGTTCTGATTAAACAGGCTACGAAAAGCGGTTCTATTGAATGTGAAGTTGGTGGATGCTTCGATGCAAGTTACCCGGAAAGTCAAACAAGAAGAGGAAGAGTACAAGATAACGGCAATACGTGTCCAACGCTAACCGCACAAAATCAAGATATTGTACGGATTGAAAAGGGAGGTCAGATTTCTAACGATGGTTCGCAGTGCGGTACGGCAATCTCTGATAATGACATAGAATCTAATCTTGTAGCCGGCACACATGGGTATGCAAATAGCCATACTGCCACACAGTACCGTATCCGAAAGCTGACACCGAGAGAATGCGGACGTCTGATGGGAGTATCTGATGAAGATATCTCCAAGATGGCAGCGGTCAACAGCAACACACAGCTTTACAAGCAGTTTGGTAACAGCATCGTGGTGGATGTGATGTGTGCAATGTTCAAAAACTTAAATATTGAGCAAGTAAGTGAAACCAGGAACTAAAAAATTTGAGTTTCTATTTGAGTTGTTTTAAATAAGTTAAATTAGGATTTAGCAAAGGAGTTAAGCGAGAAATGTGGTCACACGATGAACAGAAAGAAATAAATGACAGCTACGCTGTTATGGCAAGAATAACGTGTAAATATTGCGGAGCAATAGTACACAAATATGTGGAAAGCCATTATACAGGCGGTTCCAAGTGTGTGATATTGGCAAAGTACTGTAGATTTTGCGGTAATGCTCTTAGGATTTAGTGGAGGAATGCTATGGATAATGAGATTATTTCCTTCGATTTGGTAAGAATCGAGCGAGGAAGAGAAAAGCTTTGCAAATGCGATCCACCTCATTACGAGATTGATACGGTAAACCGGATCGTAAGTTGTCAGGATTGCGGTGCTACGGTAGATGCCTTTGATGCTCTGCTTACGCTGGCGAGGCGGTATGAGCTGGTGGAGGATGCACAGCGGAAAATGCTATCTAAAGCTAAGATATACGGAGAAATGGCAGATGCGGAATTCAAGCGGATGAGGAGGAATAAAACATTCCGGGACATGGACGAGAATCGCAGAAAAGGGTTATATCCTATATGTCCTAAATGCTCAGAAGTGATTGATCCGGTAGATATCCGGCACTGGACAGCACATCTGGAGTAAACTGAAATATTAAGATTTATGGAGGCATTTGTATGAGAAAAATACATGAATGTGCAGAAGATATAAAAAATATTTTAAATGATGCAGAACGAACCGAAGAGGTTGACGGAGATATGTTATGTAGTATTAATGAGTTGGTGGATGAAATTTTATCAATATATTGTTTAGAAAAACAACAAAGAAAAATGGCTATAGCTGAAGAAAATGAGATTCTTTCAGAAGAGGCTAAAAAAGCAGGATGGAAGTCTGGTGTTATGAACATCTAAACTGAAATTTAGCGAAGGAGAATGGCTTATGAAGTTGTCAAAACTGACTAAGCCAGAACTTGAAGAAATCTTCCGGAACGCCAATTTCACGGAAGAGGAAGAGAAAGTGTTTTGGGATTTGTCTAAAGGAATTTCTCAAAAAGAAATATCCTTTAGACATTCCATTTCTGTAACTACTGTAGAAAGAAGAGTGAGGTCTATAAAAAATAAACTTAAGCGGTTAGAAGGTGATAGATTTGGAACTTTCTGATATGGAAATATTGCAATATGCCGTTAGCAATGGTATGATTGACACGGAATCTTTGCAAAAAAGCATTGAAATGAAAAAGAAAGAGGAGTATCTGAAGAAACACCAATACGCAATCAACAAAGGCAAAGACGGATACTGGAGAACTTATTTGCCAGATGAAGAAAAAGGAAGGAGACTTGTAAAAAAGAAAAGCGAGGAAGATCTCAAAGAAGAAGTTATTGAGTTTTACTACCAAAAAGAGCAAAATCCAACAGTTACAGAAGTGTTTTACGAATGTGAAGACCGGAGATTGTCTCTTAAAAAGATATGTAAAGCAACATACGACAGAGACGAGAGATATTTTCTCAGACACTATGGAGAGTTGGGTAAGCGAAGAATAAAATCAATATCAGAAGATGAATGGGGGGATTTTTTAGAGGAAGAAATTGCCGATAAAGAGTTGACACCTAAATCTTTTTCCGGTCTAAAAGGAATTACAAGAACTTTCCTTAAACGGGCGAAAAAACGTAAACTTATTGATTTTAATATTGTAGAACTTTTTGAGAATCTTGACGTATCTGATAGTGATTTTAAAAAAGTAATAAAAGAAGACTATGAAGAAGTATTCGACGAATATGAAACTGATGTAATGATTAAGTATCTTGTCAGCCACCTTGATACTTCTAATGTTGCGATATTGCTTATGTTTTTAACTGGCGTACGTATCGGAGAAGTTGTAACATTAAGGCATTCCGATTTTTCTGATAATACTTTTAACGTTCGCAGAACGGAGACGAAGTATAAAGATGAAAACGGAAACAATGTTGTTGAAGTAAAAGAGTATCCTAAAACCAAGGCAGGAATCAGAACAGCAATTATACCAAGTGATTATGTATGGATTTGCGATAAAATAAAACACATGAATCCGTTTGGAGATTACATTTTTACAAAAAATGATATTAGGATCACCGCACAGGCGGTTAGACAAAGGCAGAAAAGGCTTTGCAGGAAATTGAAAATTTATCCAAAGCCACCGCACAAAGTAAGAAAGACATATGGAACTATTCTTATGGATAACAATGTGGATAAGAGACTTGTTATGGATCAGATGGGGCATACAGATATTATGACATCAGAAATACACTATCATAGGAACAGGAAAACCATTGAAAAGAAATCGTCTATTTTGAGTAGTATACCAGATTTACAGGCAAGGTGATTTGACTACTATTTTTGCGAAAGTAGTCAAAAGTAATCAACAAAAAACACCTAGAAAGCCAGTAAATATGCGGAAAGTAAGAGGAATAGAGTGGGGTTCGAGCCCCCTTGCTTCCACTCGAAAAAGCTGATAAAATGGGCATTCCCGGGCAACGGGTAGTCGAATAGTAGTCAAAATAGTAGTCAAGCCTAAAACGAAAGGAGTTTTTTGCAAAGATTCCAATAATTTTATAGTGAATGAAATGTGACGGATACATGACGGGTAGACCGTCTTTTTTTATGCCAAAATTTAAGCATAAGGAGGAATGACCTTATGGCAAAATTCAGATTTTCAGATGAAGCACTGGAACGTATTTTTAGTAAAGAACAGATGGGAAGTGTTCCGCTTAAATATCAATCAATCGTAGTCCATGCCACAGAAGAAGTTATAGGAGAACTTGGTAATGCTTATGAATTTCAGTCCGTTGGGACTTATGAACAAGCCGACATATCAGACACTTGATGAAGTTGAAATTGCGAAACAGATAGAATCAATGGAAGAAAGGGAGAACAGCCATGCCGCAGCCGATTATGAATCCGAACTATTTCAATCCGCAGTATAGAACACCTATGTACGGACAGTTTATGCCACAGCAGGAACAGTTCCAACCACAGCAGTTTATGCAACAGCCGCAGCAAAACGCAGTACAGATGTACGGTCGTATTGTGCCGGCGCAAGAGTGCATAGCACCGAATGAAGTTCCTATGGATGGCAACACAGCATTCTTCCCCAAACAAGACCTGTCGGAGATCTATGCTAAATCCTGGGGAGCAGATGGGAAAATCTATACAAGGCTCTATAAGCCCGTTTTAGATGCAGACCCTAACAATTTACCACAGACAGCAGAAAAGACGAAATTTGACCTATCAGACGAAGCCACAGAGGTATTTATGAAGCGGTTTGATGAACTGGAGCAAAAGATTGAACAGTTAAAATCTTCGCAATCACAAAGAAAAACTCCACAATCGCAAAGAAAGGATGATGCAGATGCTTAAGTCAATGGTAAATCCACAACAGTTTATACAAAATATGATGGGGAACAGCCAGATCATGTCTAACGACATGGTAAAAAACGCTTATGGGATGGCTCAAAAAGGTGATTTCCAAGGAGTAGAAAATCTTGCGAGAAACATCTGCAAAACGAAAGGTATAAATCCTGATGATGTAATAAGACAGATAAAAAGTCAGTTTCCTTTTTAACAGCATATTAGAGGTTTGTGCACAAAACCCGGGAGACCTCTTTATGAATAAAATTATGGAGGTAATCTAATATGTTTGAAACAAACAACAGTCCTTTTACCATGCCTGTTATTCCGGCTGCCGGAAATGGCTACGGAAATAATGGTGCATTTGGTGACGGTGGATGGCTCTGGTTCATAGTCGTAATTTTTGCGATTTTTGGCGGTTGGGGCGGTAATGGATGGGGCGGTAATGGCTCTAATTCCAGTTACTACACTGATTCTGCATTGCAAAGAGGGTTCGACACCCAGTCTATCATCGGTAAACTGGACGGAATCAACAACGGTCTGTGTGACGGATTCTACGCTGTAAACAACGGTATGCTTACCGGATTTAATGGCGTAAATACCAACATTTTACAGACTGGCTATGGCATCCAACAGGCTATCAATGCCGACACCGTAGCAGGAATGCAGAATGCTAATGCTTTACAGGCACAGTTAGCGCAGTGCTGCTGCGATACCCGTGAAGCTATCCAGGGTGTAAACTACAATATGGCAACGAATACTTGCGCATTGCAGAACACCATGAATAACAATACTCGTGACATTATCGACAGTCAGAATGCCGGTACAAGAGCAATCCTTGACTACTTATGCCAGGATAAGATCGCTACTCTGCAGGCAGAGAACAACGATCTGCGCAGAGCCGCTTCTCAGGATCGTCAGAATGCTCTTCTGACCACTGCCATGAGTGCACAGGCACAGCAGATCATCAACGCTGTGAACCCTACACCCATTCCTGCATACCAAGTTCCCAACCCTAACGTATATTACGGATGCGGATGTAACACTGGTTGCGGATGCTAAAACTGCATATCGAGTAACTTAACCTTAAGGTTATGTCTGCTATGCAGAATTACTGACAACATGGGGCAGACTATATGGTTTGCCCCTTTGATTTTGAAAGAGAGGTTTTATTATGGCTGAATATACAGCAGTAGCATTACAGACTGTGGCAGCAGGAGCAGACGTTGCTTTTACCGAAACTGCCGTAAATGGAAGTGGTTGTATCACTCACAGAGAGGGATCCGGAATTGTAAAGTTAAGAGGTATCACTAATCAGTGTCGGGCAAGATTCCTTGTAAGTTATTCCGGTAACATTCAGATTCCCACTGGTGGAACTGTTGGGGAAATTTCCCTTGCACTGGCGGTAGACGGGGAACCTTTACAGTCCGCAAGAATGATTGTAACTCCGGCAGCAGCAGAGACCTTTTTTAACGTTTCTGCACAAGCTTACATTGATGTCCCTCGTGGATGCTGCAGTACGGTAGCCGTTCAGAACACTTCTACGCAAGCTATTGAAGTGCAGAACAGCAATTTGATTGCCGTTCGTGAAGCGTAGGAGGTGAAAAATCATGGATGTTAAGAGAATGCATGAAATGATTGAAAAACTTTCTGAATGCGCTAAAACGCAGTTTGACAAGGGTATCGACAAAGTAGACACTTGCGAAATGGGAAAGGTCATCGACATGATGAAAGACTTGTCGGAAGCCATGTACTACCGGGAACTGACAAAAACCATGCAGGAATATGACCCGGACGAAAGCATGGAAATGTTTGAACGTTACGGTGATGGTGGCAGACGGTACTATGACCATTACCGCTATGCTGACGGCAGATTTGCACCTAAAGGTCGTGGAACCTACCGCAGAGGGTATGAAGAGCCACCCTATTATCACATGACTCCGGAAATGTATCACCGTGACATGGACAGAGACATGGGACGTATGTACTACACGGAAACTTCTTCATCCGGTATGCGTGATGCAAGAGAGGGCAGAAGTGGCATGAGCCGCAGAACCTACATGGAAAACAAAGAACTGCATAAGGCGAATACACAGCAGGACAAAGAAGCAAAAGTCCGTGACCTGAACACCTACATGACCGAACTTGCAAACGACATGACGGAAATCATCAACGATGCAACACCGGAAGAAAAGACGGTACTGCGGAATAAGCTGTCTGCACTGGTAACAAAAATCGGTTAAAACACTTAAGGGGCTTATTTAGCCCCTTTTATGTTGGAGGTGGTAAGTTGTTCACGATAAATGGAATGGACTGGAATTTAAGGCTCGTAGGCAGTCACAGCCCTATGCTGATGCGTTCTGATGGTACATATACGTTTGGCATGACAGACCGGAACACAAGAGATATTTACATATCAAATATGATTCATGGTAATTTCTATGATCGTGTGCTGTGCCATGAATTGTGCCATGCGTTCTGCCTGTCCTACAATCTGACTATGGATATTCAGACGGAAGAGATTGTTGCCGACTTTTTGGCTACCTACGGAAGAGAAGTTTTTGCTGTGGCTGATGAACTGATAAGTGGACTTGTTGGAATGGCAATGTGACTGTTTGCCACACTAATAATTTTCTACGGTACGTTTAACGTACAATAGAATAATTGAGCGACACCGTGTCGCTCAAATAATGGCATAGAAAAGACCCCTGTTATGGGGTCTCTTCTTTTGCGCAGTCCTCTAAGTCTTTCTGAAGAATTTTAGATGCAAGGTCTGAAAGCTGTGGGAAGTAGGTGATTACTTCGGAATTTCTGCATTTCCAGTTTCCGGTCGTTGCGCTGTAAATTCTCTTTGCTTCATCAAAATTATACGTTCTTCCCAAAACTTCAAGTAAGTGGTGCATATATTCCTTTGATGTAATGTCGTAGCAACGGCAGATGTAGTTGATTTTGCCACGGTTGATGCAGAACCAGTCTGTTTCAAACTCTAATGTCGGCTTTTCCTCTATTTCCGTGGTAGCAGTAGGTGTTGGCTGTTGATTTTTTAACATAAAATAAGCATTTACAAGTGTACGTTGAACATTCCATGATTTATCATCTGTAAATGATTTTGCCAACATCAAATAACCCATTTCAGTAATAAGGGTTATACCTCTTGTAGGTATATCAACATTCAAAGGTGTCAAATTGACACTTTTAAGAGAATCCCTTGTTGCGATAAAATAATCTTCATTCTCAATAAAATGTCTTTTGTTCCTTATAAAATTTCGTTTTGCCGAACCAGGCTTAACACCGTGTGCGTTGTCAATATCTCTAAAAGTGACAACTCTCTGACCATTCCATTCTCTGACAGCCAGTTCTGTGCCCTCAATGTTTACCAGTTCCTTCATATTCTTTCACCAGTCTTTCTATTTTCTTCAATTTATCTTTCAGTCTTTCATTTTCAGCTACCACATTACTGTATGATTCTACCATGTGGTCATATCGTTCCTTTGGAATGGAAATCAACATAAAACTTCTCATAAGACATTTCTCCTTTACTTTGAAAATAGGACACAACCTATCTGTTATGGGGTTGGGAGATAAGCTGTGCCCTATGATTGCAGAGATTCTAGTTGTTGTCTTGCCTTCAACAACGATCGCTACTTCGTGTCGGATTATTTTTATTTTTGTGGCATTATAATCTAAAATCTCTGTTGATTCTCCCAAAGGAAAATGATAGAATAGATTTATCACTTCTTTGGGAGTGGTACGGAAGAGTAATCAATGCTTGTCGAGGGCGATTTGATTACTCTTTTTCATTTTCTAAAACACTGTCAATTCCTTTTCTCACAACATCTGTTCTTGTGACATTGTGTTTTTCACAGTACTGATTAAGACGTTCGTTTGTTTTAACATCAATTCTTGCCTTAACCTCTACTGTTTTAGGTTCCAATGCTTTAGGTCTACCTGTGCGTGGTGACATTTTTAACACCTCACTTTCTGTGGCACAATTAAATAATACATAATGTGGCACAAAAAGTCAAGCACTTTTTCAAAAAAATAAAAATGCCCTAGATTGAATCTAGGGCGTCTATCATCCGACCAGTTTATTCACCGACTTATTTTCCAAAAATTCCTTAATTTCTCCGTATCCCCAACCGTATCCAACCAGTGAACTTACAAGCATTTCTGCATTTTGAACTAACAGCAGTTCTTCCTCAGTCAGATAATCCCGGATGTTTTCTTTGTTGCCAATATTAAGGTCAAGCCGTAATTGCTTTGCGGTTTTTCCGAATACTGATTTATAAATCAAATCGGTGTAGGTAGAGTATGCATGACCGTGCATCCGTTCATTTTCGGAAGTCCTCTGCAAACTATCCGTAAGTACCCTGCGGACACCAATTCCTTTTTCACGTTCCCGTATTTTGCCGATAAGAGCCTTTTCCATAGCGTTAAACTGCCGTATGTAGGCTTCCTTGAACTGCATTGCTTTTTCACCAGTGTATCCCATAGCAAGAAGAGTAAATCCGTCTCTTGTCATAACAAACATAGGTTTTTTCCTGTTAATACTATCTGTATAAGAGATAGGCACGAAATTGTGCTCTCTAAATTCTTCACTACAATCAAGTTCTCTTATGTCCTGCATAACACGTTTATGCTCTTTTCCAAACGTTTCCGCAACATCAAGGCTTGTTACAACGGTTACTTCTTCTTTGTTTAATGTTTTGATTTCAACTAACATTTTCTACCTCCAACAAATACATTGTCATGGGGCAGAAGAGCATAAAAATAAGCCCACTACCCCTGTTACTGTTGGAGTAGCGAACTTCCAATCTTTTTTTGGTCTGTCTTTATTCCGGGTCTTGGTTACAATCTAGGCTGTCTAATCAGCTTTCACTCTCCGGACGTGGTGCAAGACTTCCTAACTGACACATATTATATCATGCAGAACGTAGGTTCGCAACATAAAAATAAGAGCACCCTTTCGGATGCCCTTAAAATTTTATATTCTATTGTAATTTGAGTACTTCTTTGTTTCCAGTCCAAATGCTTGTTTCATATTCCAGTTCAATGCTCTGCGCATCCTGCGGAACTACAAATGCAATCTTGTAAGATGTTTTTCTGCCGCTTGAAAGATTCGCATTCAACGAAGAACTATCAACAACACTGTAATTCTGTTCGCAATCTGTATTGTCTGCGTAGCACTGAAAATCATAGATACTTACATACTTATCATCTTTACTGTTGTTCTGATAAGAAACATCAATCATAATGTATTTTGTTCCATCAGCAGGAGCGTTCCAACCGTATTCATCCTCATAATCAGTGTAGTCAAGGTCAAAATCATTAATAGTGACTTGCAAGCCGTCCGCATCGAATGTGTAACCGGGAGAAATGACAGTATCACTTGGTGCTTCTACTTCTTCAACTTTAGATTCCGGTGTGATTTCTGATACTGCGGCAGAACTTTCAGTTGTTGCAGAAACTGATGTCTGTTTTCCGGTAGATTCCTTGTTGCTATCAGATACGCCATTTACAAACAATACCACAATGGCAAAAATTACAATTCCGATAACAGAACACACAAGACCTGCGATAGCTGTTCCGTGCTTTCTGTCTTTTTGACACAGAGCAATAATAGCGAGTATCAAGCCGATAATACCTGGCACAATGCCAAAAGCTATACAAGCTGTGAGGATGCTTATAATACCAAGCACCATTGAAGTGATTCCTAAAGGACTTTGTTTCATAGAGTAATTACCCCTTTCATTTTGAATTTTATAAAATTTTAACACATTTGTGGTATTCTGTCGATAAATAGATGTGAAGTATTGAAAAAATTTTAATGTGTTTCTTTTGATACCCCCGTAGGTCTACATTTTCAACCGAAAATCTCGTTTTCAGAGGTTTTTGAAAGAAAAATTTTTCTACAAATTTCGTGCTAAAAATTTTCAATCCCCCCTGGGTAGCACTTTTCAAGCTGAAAAATCCGTTTTCAGAGCTTTTTCGCAGATTTTTTCAGACCGATTCAAGGTGTGGAACACCTGTGCACTTTTGCGGTGCAAGTCTTGGACCTGTCACCCGGTCACCGTGTCGCAGCTTTCGCAAGGTCTCCGACTGCTGACATCATAGCATCATAGGCAGACCGCAACAGCTCCGCAGATTCCGGAGACAGACATCCCCTGGCAGATTCCACATTTAAAACCGTTTCCAGCCGTTCCCCGGCATCCGATACGCTTTCCATAATGTCATATACATGACCGATCCCCAATTTTCGCATTTTGGCAAAATCCCCCTTGTAATATTTGATTGTACACCAAGACAGCGCAAACCGTCAATATACCCGTGCACATGATCCGACCGGATCCGGCAGAAGAGTAACACAAGTAGACCGCCAAACGGCAGCAGATCACACAGGACACGACAAAAAGACGGTTGTAAGCCGTCTTTTATCTGTTTTCAAGTTCAAAAATTGCCCACCGCAGGGCGGCAGTTGTCTCCGTGTCTTGCTCACGTTCTGCACGCTCTAATAGTTTGTAAAGTCTTTCAAGGTTCTTTTCTTTCATCCTGGTGACCTCCTATTTTTAATTTTTAGGTAAATTCCACCCATAAAACCGCCGCCGGTAGTGATCCGGCTGGCATCCTCTGCGGCGGCTGTCAAGGTTCAAAATCTATAATTCCTAAATAAAATTGATCTTTAAAGTTATTAAAAAAATGATCTTTTAAATCTGATAATGTTTTTTCTCCATTTTTTAACGCTTCAAAATCACTCAACACCATTTCATCAGTATAATTTGCAAATTTATTATAACTGATTGATATTCTAAATTTTTCTCCAGATTTTACCCAACCCAAACGACCGGAATTTTTAGCAACTGGATATACACCTATTACATAACCATATAAATCTTTATAATCTTTTGTGTTTTTATCGTGCCAATCCTCTAGTTGTATTTCTGTACCGTCAGGCATTGCCGAAATTTCTATAATTTTCATTTTCTCGTTCCTCCATATTTTCAATTTTCCCCGTTTCCAGGGTAAAAGCAAGCCGGGACTCGATCCCGGTTGTAAGCCTGTCTTACTTGCTTAATTCTTTATAATATCTGATGATTTACCCGGCAGCAATGACGGAAACTAAAGCGGTTATAATTTCCATGTCGTACACCTATTATTCAGCCTTTCTTGCGTGTTTTTCAAGTTCCCTGAAAAGCAAATGGCAAGCTATTTTTTCGGATTCTTCCTCGGTGTATTTTGCTTTTTCTTCTTCTGCCTGCTCCAAGATTTTTCCCACCCAGTCGGATGCAGAACGCAAATAAATTTCATCAGATACAGGGAAAGCGGTTGGAAGTCCTGACATCCAGTCAATAAATAATTCTTGGCGGCTCATTCTCCTGCAATCATATTTTACTTTTTCAATGTAAAATGCGTTCATGATATCTTTACAAATATCGTTGTATTCTTTCTTCGCTTCCCTGCCGTTAAAGGTATAATATTCTTCCGCTGATTCGTAAGCGTCAATAATTTCCTTTTTTATGTTCTCCATTGCCTTTTTACAATTTGTTTTCAACATATTGCTTTTACCTTTTCACCCGTGTTATAATTTGGGTGCCTTTCTTTTTGGGTGCCGCTCGGAAGTCTTGCAGGATGCCGGGCGGCTTTTTTATTTGTTGAGATAACTATAACAGATATAAGGCACAAAAGCAAGATGCAATAATATACAAATATAAGGCACAAAATAAGCTCTTTTGTTGTGCAAAATATATAAGGCACAAAAAACATGATTATATTATAGTAGATAAAAAATAATATTGACATATAAGGCACAAACAAATATAATAAAGATACATTTATATAAGGAGGTGCAAACAATGGAGCGAAAAACTACAGATGCAACAAGAAAAGCGATTTACAAATACGACAACAAATTTGAACGGGTGAATTGCCGTTTTGCAACTGGCACAAAAGACCGCATCAATAAATTAGGTTATAAGAGTGTAAATGATTTTATAAAATTAGCTGTTGCGGAAAAACTGGAGCATGACGAAAAAATATTAAAATAAGGCACAAAAACATATTGACATATAAGGCACAAAATGCTATAGTGATATCACGATATCAAACAAGTGATATCACACTAATGATGTCATGATATCACACAAATGATATCACAAAAAACTAATGATATCACATAAATGATATCACAAGAAAAGGAGGTGCTAAAATGGCGGAAACATTTAACCAAATGATTAGATTCCCGAAAGACCTAGAACCGCAGATCAAAGCGCAAGCAGAAAAGAACTGTGTAAGTGTCAACCAGTTTGTTATAGGTGCCGTGATTGCAGCATTGCAACCAGTACAGCCGCAGACAGTAACAGAGCAACCGAAAGAAACACCCGTGACAGGCTCTAAAAGCCCCATAGACGAGAAAATCGCACTCATGCAGGCAAATGAACGGCTACACGCTTTACAAGCCAAAACAGCGGCAGAAAGAGCCGCTAGAGAGCATGGAGAAGTTAAACCAGTTATAAAACATCCTCCGAAATGGGCAGGCTTACCCGGACAGCGGCCAGACGAAAGCAATGTTGAATGGGTAGAACGCAAGAGGAAAGAAGCGGAAGAAATTTATAAGCAAGGTATGGAACGAATACAAAGAGAAAAGGAGCAGAAAGCATGACAGGAACAACAGAGCAGATCACAGCAAAGAAAGCCGCCCGGATCGTATCGACTTGTAGAGCGTTTTTCCCGTGGTATGAACCGCAGATAAAAGACAAATTCGAGCGGCAAGCGTGGGAAGAGTTAAAAGCCAAAGTTATCCCAGAGGTGGAAAGCTACACAGATGCTGCACAACTGATAGCGGATCGGCAGAAATTCGCAGACAAAACGTTGTTGCAAAAAATATTTATCAGGGCGTGCAGTCTTCGGTCACTGGATCCGGAATACCACAGAAATTTGGTACAGAAAAAGAAACAATTAGAGGACGAGCGTTGGAACCGATTACAGGACAGGCGGAAAAGATACAGTACATATTGTTAAAAATGAAAGGTTAAAAGGTGGCAAAAATGAGAAAAACAGTAGTAAACGAGTATGGAGTAAACATTGATTATGATTTGTCGGTATCTTTTATGGATGACGATTTGCGAGAGGAGATACACGGAGATCTTGCACCGTGCACAGATCAGCAATTTTTTGACGAGTATGCAAAACGGCACGAGCAAAAATTTAATGAGGTTTGGGAGCTGGCAAAAGAAAACCCTTGTTATTAAATATTCAGCGGAGCCGAAAAGCTCCGCTTTTTTGCATTGGAGTAAAAAGATGAAAGATAATATACAAACAAGAATCTGTAAAACGTGCGGAACCAGCTTTTTAGGTGGACCGAGGGCGTTTTACTGTCCTGAATGCAGGCAAAAGCGCATAAAAGAGCAAGCCAAGAGATATAAAGAGCGCAAAAAACACAGCTATATAATTCCGCTCGGATCTGTTATACAGTGCGAGTCTTGCGGACGCGATATAATTAAGCACAGCGGTTTACAAAGATTTTGCAAGCAATGTGCAAAAAAACATTTAAAAATAATTGATAATCAGCAATCTTTAGATTGGAATAAAAATAATCAAGTAAAAGTAAAAAAATCAAAAAAATTATACAACGATAAAAAGCAATCAACCGGAATACATAAAAATAGCGGCATCCATGGTGTTAATTGGGACACTGTAAAAAATAAATGGATTGCTTGCGTATCTGTTAATCACAGACAAATTAAAATTGTGACTACCTCAAATATAAATGTTGCAAAATCGGCAAGAGAGGAGGCACAAAAAGCAAAAGAATCCGGACTATTAACAGATGATTTTATAAACAAATTAAAATTAAAATATCGTAATCTATAAGCAGGTTTAACAGCCTGCTTTTCTTGATCTATTTTCACTGTGATATTTTAACGTGCTAAATTTTGTAGACAAATTGTAGACATTTTGTAGACGCAGATTAAATAAAAGGAGATTAGATAAAATAAAGGTTAGATAAAATAAAAATAAATAAGAGCAGAAAGACATTGTATAACCAAGTATATATAAATACTAGAGCCGACCAGCTGCCACCATGTACCCATCTGCAAAAATTACCTGTCTGTCTGTCAAAAAATCCCATTTGTCAAATTTACACGGATGATATTTTTTAATCGCATGATTTTTATTTGATCAGGATCACCGGCAGACATACCACAACAACAAATCATCAAATACGTAAAAGGTTGTTGTGGATTTATAAATAGGTCTTGTGTTATGATAAAAGCAGTTAGGGAGCCGACGTTAACACGGTGCGAGTGACAGCGGTACAGATCCAACCCCCTCTGGATATGCAGCCGCCCAGATTGTAACCAAGACCACCGGAGCCGACAGACCGGAACCGATCAGAAGTCACTAGCTGATCACTTTTGTAAATTTATGTTTTGCCTGATCTGTGGAGGAGATTAAAAAAACATGGGTTTATTAAGTGATGCTTAGTGATTTTTTTATTGCAGATTTTTAGGAGGTGCAGAGCGGTGCAGGACGTCAGAGAGATTCCAAACATTGACGAGATTAAAAAAAATATCCGTAAATACTTTGACGATTATTGTGCAGCTTATGGCATCGATGACATGAGATCACAACGGCAACCGGTTTTTAATGGTGCCATGCAATATATATATAATAATTATATAAGACCTAGTAATGTATTAAAAGATATACCCCAAAACGTAGTGGATAATAGTATCAACCAAATGCTAACTAACTACAATGCGTACAACATAGATCTGTTGTATGAGGTTTATTTATATCTTAGGGAGTTAGCTAATGCTTATGATATGACTGCTACAGCTGATACATTTAAGATATTAACAGGGATATCTAAACAGGCTTTAAGTGCCTGGAGGACTAAATCAAGTACATCGAGCATGGACGAGGTCAGAAAAGCTTTTGTAAATTGGTTAGATGATGCAGATTGTGATCAGCTTGTTGCTTTTAATCTGCGGAATGCGCTGGGAGCAACGGAACGATTAAACAACGACCACGGGCGGAAACAGACCACACAGCAAGAGATTGTACACAAGATAACCAGGACAGCCGACCAACTTCCGCGATTAGACACAAATTTTGGACAAAATACATCAATGTTGACCGATTCCGGAGCGTATGGAGATGATACAGCAGATGCGAATGAGTAGCAACAACTACGGAAACGTGCGTAAATACGTGATAGTTAAAGACGTGTCAATAAAGACTGCGCGAAGCACGAATTTTGCGCATAGTTGAAATATGTTGGTGATGATGGGGGAGGGGGTTTATAGAAATTCGGAAACCCGCCCTACTAAGTACAGTAAACTACCCAAAAAATAAAAAGGCTTCGACAGGAGGTGATACTAACATGGAGTTATCTTACACACAAAACAAATTGCAATTTAACAGACCGTCATTTAAGGACGAACTTAAAGATAAGCTTGGAACAGTTTGCTGTAACTGTGGAAGTAATTTGGATGTAGAGTATCACCATGTAGTTCCTTTGGCATTGGGAGGAACAAACAATATAGGGAACATTGTACCTCTTTGCCATGTTTGCCATCAAATTGCACATGGATCATTAAACATAAGGGTCATAAAAAGAGCGGAGAAAACAGGAAGACCTAAAATGTTGCCGGCATCAAACTATTTAGAAATTTTAGAGGAGTACAAAACTGGAAAGATAGGCAAGAAAGAATGTGAGCAAAAACTAAACATTTCCGGTGGAAACAAGCTATCTGACAAGTGGTACTACAAAGAATACCTGAGAGACAATCACATCAAGGTTATAAAGAACCGAGTAGATATGCTTAGTATTCCAAAGTGCCAGAAAGTGGATCATTCTGCAGAACCGATTGCAAGAGTTATTTATGATGACGGACGGGAAGAAAAGTTTTACAGAGAATGTGGATGATTTTTAAAAAATTCTCAAAAATAAAAAAGACCCTTAGGAGGTGTACCACATGATTTTCATTTACATAGTTTTAGCATGGATACTGGTTCAATTGCATGCTCCTGCATGGGTGTATATCCTGTTCATCATCGGAGTATTTTTAAGAGCAGTAGTCATAAGCAAGGATTAAGCGTATGCAGATATTTGGGAAAGAGATAAAAGACGAATGTTCAAAATGTGGTGAAGTTCTGCAATGCGAATTATTTCTGAAAGGTCACGGAATCAAAAGAGACCGTGAGAACGTTACAGAAATGGTTAGCTGTCAGATGAAGCACCAAAAGAGCAGGCTTGATAAAGAGCCTAAAGAAGATTTGCCAGTTAAGGAGAAATGTGAATTGCCACCGGAGATTAAAGAGATCTACACAGAAGTTTGGAAAATCCATAAAGAGTACGCTAATCCGAAAACGGATGATGACTGGTCGTATCTTATTCGGCAAGGCAATCTGCTGATTAAAATGCACAACAATAGCCAGTTTGCTAAAGCACTGGTAATGGCAATGATAGATGAAATTGAAGGAAGGACGAAGAAAAAATGAAAATTTTTATTCCGTTTATTGATGGATTATTCAGAATGTTGTGTTCCATTTTTGCTTTTTCTATTGCAATGACGATGGCGGATATGTTTTGGCAGTGTAATGATATAAAAACCAGGTTCATTTATTTTATCTGTTTTATTATCAATGCGATTACGGTTTGGTTTATTTGGGAAAAGAAAATACTGAAATTACAGAATCTTATTGATAAAGGAGAAAAGAAATGATTGGATTAATGATTTTAAAAATAATGACAACGTTGGTATTGACAGTTTTAGCAATATCTGCTTTATGGTATGCTCCAAAACAGAAAACAGCATCAGAAGGAGTTACTTTCTTCGCACTTGCAATGTTCCTTGCATTTGGAATAACTTTTATGTGGGTATAGCCTATGTGGTTACCGGAGATTATGCGAATTATCCCATATCACAATGTTGAATGGGTTAAATTCATAAAGCCATTGTTATTGCCGAATATCTGGTGTTGTGTTGGCATTGGATATGTGTCCGAGAAATCAAGGCATCAAGAGTGTATGTAGCCTGTGTGTGGGAAATGAAAAATGAAATAATGCGTTCGACAACACCAAGTTTTTTAAAGTACCGTGCACAGGCGTTAAAATTTTTTAGATAGATCAATATAGGGTGTTTCACGAAAAAAATAATCCGGGAGCAGATGGTCTCTCTCCCGGAGTTTAGGACTATCGCCAAGCGGTAAGGCACAGCACTTTGACTGCTGCATCCCAGGTCCGAATCCTGGTAGTCCTGTTTCGCAGATGTTTTCTTCTTTCGGTCTTTACCATCTGCGAATTGTCTTCCATACTTTTCCATTGGAGACACTCCTTTCACCTCATAGCGGAATGCTGTTAAGAGCCGTCGCAAGGCTCGTGAGGGTTTAACCGGTTTATGATAGCCCGGTTTTTGCGGAATACCGTTGTAGGTTTAATCTGCATCTGTTTTGTACCATACAACAGTTTAGAAGAGTATGTGGCTCAACAGAGATACTGCACAGCCCTTGCAGTCATAAGATGGGCGTAGGTGGTGGCAGAATGGTATTGCAGGCAAAGAAGCCAATCAGTAAGAGTATTGCCGAGTGACAGGCGGGCGATCATCCGTAGTCAGCAACAACACCTTTTCAGAAACTGATTTTGTGAGGTTCAAATCCTCACCCACCTATATTCCACGTAACCGCTTGAAGCCTTGCAACCATATAGCGGTGAAAAACTTTATCTGCGTCGATAAGACGATACCGTGATTGCAATAATCGGTAGGTAGCAGATAGGTGTGCCAGAAGTTTAGTCGTGGTTATACGGCACAGGTTTTGGGGAAATATGCATAGTGGGGCGATTGCAGCGGCCTTTAAAACCGTGACATTAGAAACACCGAAGGTTCGACTCCTTCTTTCCCCACGGGGTTGGGTCGCTCCCAACTCAACACGTAGGTGACTGGCGGATGCCCTACATTAAAAAAATAGCCATAAGTGTTGCGCTGTGTCAGCACCTTAAATGTAGGCATACAGCTTATGGAAACGCACATTGGGATGTAGCGCAGTTGGCGAGAGCGGCTGTCTTATACACAGTATGTCATGGGTTCAAGTCCCATCATCCCAACTTGCAGAAATAAAACACAGCGTGAGATACGGTGGCGGCACAAGGTGTTTCGTAAATGTACAAGTCAGGTAAACAGCCGGGAGACACCCTACCGATAAACAGCAGAAAATCATAACGCTTGTCCCTGTTCGCAGGTGCTGACTAACTGCTGCATAATATCTGTTTCTGCAATTATTCGGTCAAATTACGCTGTCTGCCAGCAGATGGTCTATGTTTTGGCTGAAACAGTGATGCAATATGCTCTGCGATTGTAGAATGCGGAGTAACCCCGGGAATATTGCATCTCAACCATGCATAGCTTCAGTGGAAGAGCGGCATCCGCATAGGATGTGTGTCGGCGGTTCGATTCCGTCTGCATGGGTTACGGAGGAATTTTGCATGAATGGATTTCACCTTATTCTTCAAGACTGTTGTCAGTATTGTAAAGATTTTGAACCGAAACTGATACAAATGAATATAACAACAGTATCTGACAAAAGCGAAAAATACTTAAACAACATTACTTGCGAAAATTTTGATAAATGTGAAAGGTTAATGGAAAGGTTGAAAAATAAGCATGTGTAAATTTTGTAGTTTTGATGAAGATGGTTGGGCGGTTTCTAAAGAAAAGAAAATCAACCTTGGAGTACTTGGTAAAACAACATTAGGTTTAGATTTTTCAAAAAAAGCCATATACGCATCACTCTGTTCTGATGAAATATCACTTAGTGGTGAAGTAAAAGTAAAAGTAAACTATTGCCCCGTGTGCGGTAGGAGACTAAAAGATGTGTAAATTTTGTGAAAACTGGCATGATAAAAATACAATCTGTGGAGCAGACATAAAAATTAATAAATGTGCGAATGAAACAAATTTGACATGTGCACAGATTATGAAAAATACTTGCGATAAAGTGCCAGGTATTGTGATTTATAAAAAATGTAAGGCAGCAGGCTACTTTGATATTGTATTTTGTCCAATGTGTGGCAGGAAGTTGGTGGAAGAATGAAACCATTAGAAGAAATATTTTTCAGAGCTTGCGTGAATGAGCAGATAAGAAAATTTCATACAAAAGATAGGGAATTTAGTGTAAGGGCAATAGGCAACATCTTTGAAAGATTAGGATTCTCGTACAAGCAGTTAATGTATTATGTCAGCAAATGGTCAGATAAAGGCTTTTACAATTATGGTGTTTCTCTTGACTTGGGTTGGTTTGAATTTAACAAATTGACCGGAGAATATAAGCAGATTTATGATTCTATGACAAGTACGGACGGATGGAAAGATGGAGAACTTGCAAGTTATATTGTCAGTAATTCGTTTAATCGGGAACGGATAACAAATTTTGCATTGAAAAAGCATCTTGGAATTGGAAAAGATGAGGACTTCTTCAATCCATACAAAGAGGTGTAACTAATGAAACATATCAAAGAATGGAACACTTGCGATAGGTGTGGATTAGAAATAAAGAATACACTTATCAGAAAAGGAAAAGCGAAAATTAAGTCAAAAATCCAAAAAGGTTACCATATTGATAGTTTGCTTGACAATTTTGGAATTATTTTGTACACAAAAGAAGCAGAAATTGACTTATGCCCTAAGTGCCGGAAAGAGTTTGAGGAGTGGATGAAAAATGAGCATGACAGCAGTAATTGATAGCATAGAGCGTGATGCGTGGCGGCAGGTCACACCTAAAAACATCGGGAATATTGAAAATGTAAAAATTGAATGTACAACACTGGGAGAAGACCCGATTGTCGTGGCATATACAAAGGAAGACGAGGAAGCTTTGAAAAAATGTTTTTATGTAAAACTGTCCGAACATCGTTGTAGCAAGTGCAACCGCCTGTTAGGAAAATTCAACGGACAGGCTGAAATCAAATGCCCGAAGTGCGGTAAAATCAATAGAATTGGGGTGAAATAATTTATGAATCAAGCAAAGTTGGTGAAATGGCAATATTGCAAAAACCTTAATGATATAAATCAAGCCATTCTGCAAAATGACCAGGATTGGGAAGAATTAAAGAGTGCAGAACAAATTATTAGTATAACATTTGACACAAACCATATGTGTTATGTTGTGTTTTGGACTGCTTAGCATAGCAAATAGAATATTTTCTAGAGCACCAGTCGTAGAGTGCCTACGCAGAGAGCCAAATTTCCAAAATTTTAGGGAAGGAGGCTCTTTTATATTGGCAAGTCAGAGCCTTATATCGGCAGTAAACAGCTATGACAATTACATACAGCGAAAGGAGATTGATGAACAGGTCATTGATGCGTACATAGATGCTTTGGCAGTTGCTTTTCGGTCAGAACATGACATTGAATACGGATTACAGCAATCAGCAAAAGCAAAAACATACATTGCACAATATGTCAAGGATAAGACCGGCGGCAGGGTTGCAGACCTGGAAGTTTACGCAGGGGATAACAATACTTCATACAAGGTTTTGGAGCAATTCTACAATGTTTTAATGTACGAAGCAGCTTATCTTGTGGATAGCTTTTTCTATTACATTGAAATTGATGAAAAAGATCCGTGGAAGAGGTTCTATTTTCCGAGAAGACAGGTTCTAAAGCCGGTAGTCGGAGCATATCAAGAGATTTACGATGGAAAACTGGATTTCTTATCAGTTTCACAACCGAAACGTACTGGGAAAACCACCGGAGGACTAAAACTGGCACAGATGATGGGCGGCAGAGACCCGGACGGAAGCATTTTCGGTGTAGGAAAAGGTGAAGGACTGGTAAAGAGGTTCTACGGTGGTCTTTTACAAGGATTTGAGACTGAAAGTACCTATCAGCGGTTTTTAAGTGTTTTTCCGGAAGCTACAAAAATAAGCAAAGATGGATACAAGAGCGCAGAAAACCTTTCCATAGACCTTAAAAGCAAAAATATTTTTCCAACATTTACTTGTAGACCCATTGACGGTGCAATCGTAGGCTGTACGGAAGCAAATGTGCTTGTTTATATTGATGACTGCGTAAAGAACCATGAGGAAGCAAGAAACAGAGACAGGCTAGAGTTCCTGTGTGAAAAGGTCACAGATGACGTTTTAGGACGTAGATTAGAGGGTACACCAATTATTATCCAGGGAACAAAATACAGCCTGTATGACCCTATTACAGCGTTACAGACCAAGGCTGATGAACTAGGGTGGAGATGGAAAGAGGTTGCAATTCCGGCACTTGACCCTGTAACGGACGAAAGTAACTGGGAAATATACCGAAAGGACAAGCGAGGCCTTAGAAAAATATTCACTACTGACTATTACCGGAAAGAGAGAAAACTTGTTTCAGAGGAAACATGGGAATCTGAGTTTCAACAATCACCGTTTGAAGCAAAGGGACGTATGTTTGCTGAAAAGGAATTGCACTACTTTGAAGAACTTCCGATTGACAGAGAACCAGACGCAATCATGGCGGCTTGTGATAGTGCAGATAAAGGAGAAGATAGCTGCGCTATGCCAGTCGGATATGTGTACGGTAACGAGGTATATATCGTTGATGTAGTATTTGATAATGCAGGAACACAGTTCACAAAGCCTGAATGCGCAAATATGCTTATTAAGCACAATGTTAAAACAGTCACTTTTGAGAGCAACAGTGCCGGGGAATATTTTGGTCGTGATGTTATGGACATTGTAAAGTCGCAGGGAGGAAGATGTAGCGCAAGGTTTAAGTTTAACTGTTCCAACAAAATTACGAGAATGGAAAATGCAAGGGATAATGTAATTCGTGATTATTATTTTCGTGATTTCAAGAAAATGGACAGGCAGAGCCAGTACTACAAATTCATGAAGGAATTAACCACTATGACACGTAGCGGAAAAGTAAAACACGATGATGCACCAGATAGCATTGCATTGTTTGAAAATGAGATGCGTAGCGGATACATAAAGCCAACAGTAATTTTGCCAAGCCCTATATAGGAGGTAAATCGAATGGTAACCAAAGAGGTTTTATCTCAATACATAGATTTACAGGAAGAAATCAAAGAAGTACAGCAGAAGATTAAAAAACTTGAATCGGATATCAGAAAAATTGAATCGGATGGGAATGTTGTTGACAGCGTATCAGGTGGATGCGGGGGCACTGAACATTTCCGTATTGAAGGATTCCCTTATCCAGAGTACAGCAGAAAACGAACTTTGCTTTATTCAAGAAAGGCTACTTTACAGCTTTTAGAGGACGATTTACTGCAAAAAAATAATGAAGTCGAAGAATTTATTGCAAGCGTTCAGGACAGTCGTATAAGACGGATCATAAATTTACGTTTTATTGAAAAATTATCATGGAACAAGGTTGCTGATAGAATCGGTGGTGGAAACACAGAGGATAGCGTAAGAAAAGCATTCGATCGTTACATGGCAAATTAAACTTGTCCGATATGTCCGATTTTTCCGTGATACTATTAAGATGCAGAAAGATTCCAAGATATTTTTCATTTCCTCCTCAGATAATGTGAAGACTCCAGAAATACCGCTTTTATCAGCAAGGGCGGTATTTTTGTGCGCAGAAAAGAGGTATTTATGATTTTTAACCAAAAAATTAGAGTGTACTGTCCGAAATGCGGACGGTTGGTCGGTGAATGCAGTTCAAAATCACATATCGACAAGAAATATAAGTGCCGGAATTGCAATAAGATGGTTGTTTACCATACAGAGACCGGAGAACGTGAGATCAAGAAACTTACAAAAAGAGATCAGAGCAGCGGAATGACATTTATGTAGGTGATAAAAATGCAAACTGGAAGAATTGTACTTTATACGGATGTAGAAGAAATTACATACAAAAATGTCATTGATGTTTTGAGGAATGCCATGACAGACCATAGGGTAAATGCAGCAAGAATTAGATACCTAATGGAGTATGATGAAGGAAATCAGCCACTTAAAAGAAAAAAGAAAGTAAGAACAGACATTGATTGCCATTGCGTAGATAATGTGGCAAATGAGATAACGGAATTTTGGAGTTCATTCGGCTTCGGGAATCCTATTACGTTGGTTCAGACTGGAGATGCAGAGGATAAAGAGATTGCAGAGGGAGTAAAAAACCTTAATAAGCAATACAATCTTGTAAAAATCAAAACAAAAACACAAGAAATTGCAAGACCTATGTTAATAGGTGCTATTTGCAATGTTTTAATCGACGTAAATACAGAATGGAAACCTGGGAAAGCATATTTTACATATGATGTACTTAATCCAATGACTTCATTTGTTATCAAGTCAAGCTATTACGCAGATCGAAGAACAATGCTTGGAGTAACATTCCGGCATGATAAAAACAGCGGAAGTACATACTACACTTGTTACAGTAAAGACAGCAGATACGAAATTAGGGATATGAACAAAATCATCAATGGCGATGCTGTTGAAGATGATGCTAATAAATGGAAACACGAAGAAAGAAGCGGAGAAAAAAATCCTTTAGGAGTTGTCCCTATTGTTGAGTATTTCCGGTCTTATGATCGTATGGGAGTGTGGGAGCGACAAATTTCCGAAATGGATAATTTGAATCTTATGATTTCGGATTTCTCCAATGATGTCGACCAGAATACACAAGCTATATGGCACACAAATGATGTTGATTTTCCTGTTGTTGAAGAAAAAAACGAAGATGGCACAGTTACAGAAAGCGTAAGAAAGCCAAAATCTGGCGAATGGATGCAAACATATACGGCATCCGATGGAAAAACACCTATTGTAGAAGCACTTGCTGTTGATTATGACTACGAAGGAATGCTTAACAATATACAGGTACGGAGACAAACAATCTTGCAAAAGTGCAATGTACCGCAAAGAAATGATAATTCTGGTGGCAGTACTGGTGTCGCAATGAGTGATGCTACAGGGTGGAGCCATGCAGAAGCAGCGGCATCAAAACAGCAGATGATTATTGATTCGTGCAAAATGGAAGAGGTTGAGGTTGTGTTAGCAGCTATCAATGCATCTTCCTATGTTCCGCAAGATGATCCAATGAGAAAACTTACAATAGCTGATTTAGAGCCAAACATCAAGCGACAAAAAACGTACGAAATGTCAACAAAAGTCAATGCAATGGCTACTATGCTCAGTCATGGATTTAGTCTTGAAGATACTACTGATTCCATCCCGTTTTTCGATGATCCAAGCAAGGTATGCAGCAGAAGTGGAGAAGGAGTTCGCAAATACCAAGAAACTATTTATAAAACAAATAGTCAAAATGCTGGAGAAGGTGGGGATGGAGAGAAAGAACCAAATTCGGAAAGGACAATGCAAGACTTGTCAGACCAAATTTCTAACAGCCCTTTAATTGATAAGAGCCGTACAGACAAATAAATATCATGATATCAAGCCATTGGGTTTTCCCAGTGGCTTTTTATATGCCTTACGTCAGAGAAGACGTTAATCGCAAGAACTTAGAGAAAAAGTATAAAGAGCAAGATTAAGAAAGAATGAGGTAAAAATCATGGCAGATGTAACCACACAGACAACAGAAACACAAAAAACAGAAGTTAGTGGACAACAGATTGAAAGCAAACAGCCTACTGTTGAAGAACTCATGGCGCAACTTGCTACAGAAAGAGCTGAAAAAGAGAAGTATAAAAACAGATCTGATAAAGCTAGTTCGGAAGCAGCAGAGTACAAGAAACAACTTCGATCGAAGCAGACTGCGGAAGAGCAGGAAGCAGAAGCAAAAGCAGAAGCACAAAGAATTGCGGACGAAGAAAGAGAGTCCATGCGAAAAGAACTTAACCACATTAAGGCAGTAGCTGCCTACAAGGGAGTTTCTGAAAAATCTGTTGAAAAGTTGATTGATGCGGTTTCGGAATCTGACCATACCGCCATTGCAACTATTATTGAAAACGAAAAAAAAGCGGCAGTAGCAGAAGCACAGGCTGAATGGATGCGCACAAGACCAAGAGTGAATATCGGTGGCGGCGAATACTCTGGTATGACCAAAGATCAGATTATGGCAATTCCGGACAGAAATGAGCGCAGACGTGCTATTGCAATGAATCAAGATTTATTTTAGGAGGTATAAACTATGGCAGCAGAAAACAATCTGATTAAGAAAGATGACCTTGCAAGAGCAAGAGAAATTGAATTCGTAACCCTTTTTGGGTATTCCATTAAAAAGTTGGTAGAAGCCCTTGGAGTAACCAGAAAAATCCCTAAGGCAGCAGGAACCATGTTGAAGTCCTACAAGGCAGTAGGAACTCTTCAAGATGGACTGGTTGCAGAAGGAGATACCATTCCTCTTTCTAAATACAAAACTGTACCCGTCAACTATGAAGAGATTACTTTGAAGAAGTGGAGAAAAGCCACTTCCGCAGAAGCCATCATCGAAAAGGGGTACGATCAAGCGGTTGTAATGACTGGCGACGAAATGCTGAAAGATGTGCAGAAGGGAATCCGTAAGAACTTCTTTGATTTTCTTTCTACTGGCACAGGCTCTGCTTCTGGAAAGACTTTCCAAGCTGCACTTGCACAGGCATGGGGACAGTTACAGGTGCTGTTTGAAGATGATGAAATTCAAGCAGTATACTTCATGAATCCGCTGGATGTGGCAGATTATCTGGCAACCGCACAAATCTCTTTACAAAATGCTTTTGGCATGACCTATGTAGAGAACTTCCTTGGACTTGGCACTGTTATCTTTAACAGTTCTGTACCAAAGGGAAGCATCTATGCAACCGCAAAAGATAATATTGTTCTGTACTACATTCCTGTAAACGGTGCGGATCTGGATGAAGCGTTCACTTTTACTTCTGATGCAACCGGATATATTGGAATCCATGAAACGCCGGATTATGACAACATGACCTGTAAGGACACTGTTATTTCTGGCATTGTTCTTTTCGCAGAAAGAATTGACGGCATTGTAGTGTCCACAATTACAGGAGATAACACTCTTGGTACACTGACTGTTACCAGTATTGCAAGCGCCACAGATAATGGTAAAACAAAGATTACTGTAAGCCCTAGCAAAGGCGCAGGTAACTCTTATAAGTACAAGATTGGAGAATCCGCTCAAACTGTAACTTATGGAAAATCTGTACAGACGTGGGCTGCATGGGACGGTAGCGAAGAGATTACCGCAGAAACTGGAAAGATTATCACCGTAGTAGAATGCGATGGATCTTACAAGGCAGTTAAGGCTGGCAGCAAGGCAGTAGTAGCAAAGGATGAATAAGAGGTAGCACATGGCAGAATATACGACTTTGGAGCAAGTAAAAATCCGTCTGAAACAATTTCATATTGATTCTGAAAGCTCCGAGGTCGTGTTTGACCATTTGGAAGAAAATCCTCTTTTGGAACAACTTATCAGTCAAGCAGAAGCCGACATCAGAGCAAAGAGAATGTACCCGGAAAGCTACACGGAAGAGAAGATTGCTGCGGATATGAAAAAATTTCAGTCCGTGGTGGTTAATCTTGTCGTGTATGACAGATCGCAAGCCGGTGAAAACTTCATGGCAAGCTATTCAGAGAATGGAGTGTCGAGAACATGGAGAGACCGTGAGGATCTGTTTGTGGGTGTTTTTCCATTTGCAAAAGTTTTATAACCCCATCGAAATCGAGGGGTTTAGAAGATTGTGCGTGACCATGTTACTGATTCCAGTAATAAGGTTGCAGGCGGCACACTTTAAGGGTGGTGGGCGGTGTGCCAACAAATAAACAGTTAGGAGATATGAAGTGAAAGAATTTTTATTACAGACGTATACGATTGTTCTGCCTATTTTATTAGGCTACATCGTCTGGCTCCTAAAGCAGCAAAAGAAAGATAGGGATGCGAACAGCAAGGGAACAATGCTTCTTTTGCGTGTGCAACTTATTGAGTATCACGATAAGTACATGAAGTTGGGAGAAATTCCAAGCTATGCGTATGAAAACTTTGTTGAGATGTACAATGCTTATCATGCGCTTGGTGGAAATGGAATGGCAACTAAAATGTATGAAGAAATAAAAGAAATAAGATTGAAGAACGGAGGTAAGGAATGATGGATTTCACACAGATTGGAACTTGCGGAGGAATTGGTGTTCTTTGTTATCTTGTAGGACTTTGGGCGAAAAATTCTACCAAAGTTAAGGATAACTACATTCCTGTTATTGTGGGTGTTGTTGGTGGTGCACTTGGAATTTTAGGAATGTTTGTAATTCCAAATTTTCCGGCAAACGATGTGATTAACGCTTGCGCAGTAGGTATTATTTCAGGACTTGCAAGCACTGGTGCAGACCAGATTTACAAGCAGGTGAAGAAAGATGCTTGACATTAACAAGCAGGACATGAAGTACTCACGTCAGGGAGAAAAAGTCACGATTTATAACCGTGACAAAAACGGTAACATTATTTACGATGAAGTTGCAGGTGAAAAAATTCCGTCAATCAAAGGAACGATTACGGAATTTTTAGAACCCGTCCTTTTTTCTGCCAACATCAGCAATAAGCTGTCGGAAGTACTGGTAAAGGAATTTGGTATTGATGATTCTAGTTCTTATTGTCAAATTGTGACCGATAAGGGATATTTGCCGATTAAAGCAGGAGACATTGTTTGGAAGAAATCTGATGTGGGGCGAGATAGTGATGGACTGGTTGACGATAAGACAGCGGACTACGTTGTAAAAGGTGTAGCCGATGAAGGACTTACTGTTGACCTGTTTTTGCTTCAAAAGACGGTAAAGTGATATGGGGAAGACGATTGAACTAAATCTATTCAGTGACAAGTCCATACAGAACGCTATTAAGGCTCTTAGAGACTACGAAAACAGCTTGACCTATAAATGTAGGCTACTGGCTGAAACTTTGGCAGAAAACGGTGTAGAGATTGCTAGAGTACAGATTGCAGACCTTGACGCTATCTTTACTAGCGAACTGATACAGAGTATCCACTCTGAATATGTTGGTTCGGTAAAAGGCGGTGGAATATGGGCGGTTGTTGCCGGAACAGACCATGCGGCATTTGTTGAGTTTGGTACTGGAATTGTCGGACAACAATCACCGTACAAAGGAAAGTTACCCGAAGGTGTCACATGGCAATATGCAAGCGGAAAAACCATACGGCAACTTGCAGACGGTAGATACGGTTGGTTTTATCCGGCTGATGATGGTAAGTGGTACTTCACCGAAGGAATGCCTTCAAGACCATTTATGTACCTGACTGCAATAGAACTTCGTAAAATTGTATTACAGACAGCAAAGGTGGTGTTTGGAAATGGCGGTTAATGAATATCAATGGGTATCAGATTTCAAAGTCAAGATTGCATCATACTTGAAAATGAAAATACCGCAGAGCCATCCTAAAGCGTATGTAACGGACAAAAGCAAGGATTTGTCAGAACCCACATTTCCTACAGTTTACTTTCATGCTATGCCGTTCACAGAGACAGGACAAGACCTTGAAAGACGGTCTATCAATGGAATCACAGCATCGTACCAGGTGGATGTGATAACCAACAAAAGCCAGGAAGAAGCTGAAGCTATCATGGCTACGGTTGCAGGACTTTTCAAACGTTTGCGATTTCAGATAACTTCCATGCCGGAGTTTAGCAATACTTCGCAGAAAACATACAGAAGCACAGCACGGTTCAGAAGAATTGTTGGTGCTGACGATACATTGTAACTATTGACAGAGCCTACCGGCTCTATTTTTTTATGCAAAATTAAGGAGGTATTTATCATGGCAGCAGCCGGAATTTCTACTTTAGGAATTAATTTCGGATATGGTACAGAGACAACAGCCGGAACAAAACCTACGAGTTTTAAACAACTTACAAGAATAAATGCTATCGGTGGCATCAACATTGAACCGGAGCAGATTGATGCTTCCGCACTGGAAGATGCAACCACTAGATATGTAAAAGGTCGTGCAGATACTGGCGGTTCTTTTGCAGTCACAGTCAACTTTACATCAGAAACAGTGGCTGAATGGACTGCACTTATTACAGCTTATAAGGCTCTTACTGGTGGTAAAAGAATGTGGTTTGAAACTGTTATTCCCGGAGAAGAGAAATCTTTCTTCGTTGTTGCACAGCCGCCTGAACAGATTCCACAGCCGGAAATCGGACAGAATGAACTTCTGACGATTGAAATGAATCTTACTATTGAGGAATACAAGGGATTGGACGCTACCGTTGAACTAACAACGGGGGAATAGCAAGTCAGTCAGAAACAAATAACACTGCCGTGGCTGACTTTGATGAAGCGGTAGACGAAACATTGATTTAAGCAAAAGAGAGCCGTCTTCGGGCGGCTCCTTTCCAACAAAATGTTGGGGAAAGGATATGTTTTTATGAAGAAGATTTTAGTTAATGATGTTGAATATACTTTAGAGTTTGGATTCGGTGCTGTGGAGTGCAAGGATTTGATTCAAAAGATGTTTCTTATGCTTTCCGGTGGCTATGTAGCTAAAAAAGCAAAAAATGTACAGAATCCCACACCAGAAGAAATTGTAGATGGTAGCGGATATATGCTTGCAGAATTTCCTCATGTATGCAAAACGGCTTTTTATGCTGGTCTTATCGAAAACCATGAAGGTATTACACCGGATGAATCCAATGCTTTAATGAAAGAATACATGAAAGCAAACGGTCTTTCTTTTGTGAAGCTGTATGGAGAACTGACAGACTGTATGAAAGAAGACGGTTTTTTCGAACTGTCGGGTCTGACGGAAATGATGACGCAGACCAAGGAAGAAATGGAGAAAGAGTACAGCAAGGTAACGAAGATGCCACAGGATCACAAGAAGAAATCGACTGGCACAAAATAATATGGGAAGAATATTTTCCATTTGCTTTTTCCATGGGGATCTCGATAGAAGAGTTCAAACATCTGAATCCTAAAAAATTAGAGTGGTGCTACAAAGGATATAAACTAAAAAAAGAGGAAGAAGATAGGAACTCATGGCAACGTTGGGGAAATTACGGAATATCTGCATTAATCTTTGCTGTAGACCATTGCTTAAACGGCAGAAAAGCACAATCGAAGTATATCGACAAGCCTATTATGGAGCGTCTTGAAACTGCTAGTAACGAAAAGGAATTGCAAAAACAAAGAAAGGCATTTCTTGCAGGACTTATGGCAATGCAGGCTAATTTTGAATTATCACATCCAAAAAAGGAGAAACAAACATGAGTTTAATAGGAATTGATGTGTCCTCATACCAGGGGACGATTAATTGGTGGGCGGTAAAACAAAACGGTATTGATTTTGCTATTCTGAAAGTCATCCGTAAGGATTTGAATTCGGACAAGAAGTTTGAAGAGAACTGGAAAGGTTGCCAAGAACACAACGTTCATGTGCACGGAGTATATGAATACGGATATATTACAACGGTTGCAAAATCACGATCTGATGCAAGAAGAGTGCTTACTATTCTTAATGGCAGAAAAGTGACAGTATATCTTGATGTTGAAGATGCCGTTATGAAAGGTCTTGGCAAAAATATTATTTCCATAATCAATGCTTATGGCAAGGTCATCACAGATGCAGGATTGTCATTCGGTGTATACACTGGGGAAAGTTTTTATAAGACATACATTAAGCCTTATGGCGGTGTGAGTTATCCTATGTGGATCGCACGGTACGGCAAGAATAACGGAAAGTGTGATGTGAAGTATCAACCGCAAGTACCGAACATGGTAGGCTGGCAGTATACTTCTAAAGGTCGTGTAGGCGGCATTGTAGGAAACGTGGACATGAATGTATGGTACAAGGAATTAGAAGCCGTACAGGGCACTACGGAAGCGTACAGCAACCCTTACACAGAACCGACAAGACTGTTGAAGAAAACAGTTCCTTGCATGAGAGGTGATGATGTGCGGTGGTTGCAATTTGCACTCATTCATCATGGTTGCTTATCTGCGGTGAATGCAAAGGGAAAGAGCAACATTGACGAAATTTTAGGTAAAGACACAGCAACGGCAATCGGAGTATTCCAAAAGAAAGTCGGAATCAAGGTTGATTACAAGTGCGGTGCGGTTACGAGAGAATATCTTAAAAAATAATTTTAGGAACGGTAGGTGTCACAGCTTACCGTTCTTTTTATGTGTAAAGGCGGTGCGGTATGGCAGATATTGATTCTTTGCAGATTAAAATAAAAGCGGATGCGAATAACGCAAGTAACGCACTGAATAAACTTGCAAATAGCCTTACGAATTTTCAAAAAAGCTTGTCTATTGATACGTCCAAACTGACAAGCATTTCCAACAGCATACAGAGTATCGCAAATGCCGCAAATTCCATAAATACGAGCGGAATTAAAAATATATCCACACTGACAAATTCCATTAACAGAATGGGAAAAATAGATACAAGTGGATTAAGCAAAATTTCTTCTGCGTTAAAGACTTTTTCTGCTGATATGGCAGGAACTAAAGTAGATGGAGTAGGGGATATTGCAAGCATAGCATCATCTATTTCAAGACTTGGCGGTGTGGCATCCGGCAGAGCAATTACGAACATTCCTTTACTGGCAAAGAATTTGAAGCAGTTATTCACCACTCTGTCTACCGCTCCGAATGTCAGTGAGAACATTATCCGCATGACGAATGCACTGGCAGGACTGGCATCTACTGGTGCGGCATCCGGTAGAGCCGCAAACTCTTTAGTGCGAAATCTGAACACTTATACGGCAAGTGCAAAAAGAGCCACGAAGAGCACATTCAGCCTTGCTGCGGCTTTCGGCAGATTCTACGCAACATATTTCCTTGTGATCCGTGGAATTAAAAGCCTGTGGAAATCCATAGAGGGAACTACGGACTATATCGAAGCATTCAACTACTACACGGTAGCGTTCAATAAAGTCGGCAAGGAATGGGGCAAGGACTTCGAAAAATACGGTTACGACAATGCAGAAGATTATGCGCAGAGTTTCGGAAACCGTGTAAATGAACTGCTTGGTAAAATGTCCGGTCTGAAAGTAGATGTAGACGGTGGACTGATTTCTGAAAGCGGAATGAAGAACCTGGGACTGAATTTACAGGAGATTACCCAGTACGCTTCACAGCTTGCATCCATTACCAACTCTTTAGGGCAGACCGGAGAAGTCACTACGGCAATTTCAAAGTCCATGACAATGCTTGCCGGTGATATGTCATCTCTTTTTAACGTGGATTTCAGTACAGTTGCGACTAATTTACAGTCCGGTTTGATTGGTCAGTCAAGAGCACTGTATAAGTATGGTATTGATATTACGAATGCCACATTACAGACCTATGCTTACAAATACGGCATTGAAAAGGCTGTATCTGAAATGTCACAGGCAGAGAAACAGCAGTTGCGTTTTCTGGCAATATTAGACCAGTCAAGGGTATCTTGGGGAGATTTGGCAAATACAATCAATACTCCCAACAACATGATCCGTCAGTTTACCAACAACGTAAAAGAAGCCGGTATGGTACTGGGGCAGTTGTTTATTCCGGTATTGCAGAAAGTGCTTCCTGTTATTAACGGTGTAGTAATTGCAATTAAGAGACTCCTTGTCAGTTTGGCAAATTTACTGGGAATCAAAATTGACTTTTCGTCATTCAATCAAAATGTATCCGGATACAATGAGGATTTGGAAGATACGGCAGACGCACTGGATAAAGTGGGAAAAAGCGCAAAAAATGCTCAAAGCGGAATCAGAGCATTTGATAAATTGAAAGTTATTTCCATACCAAAATCCAGTGGTTCCGGAAGTGGCGCTGGTGGAGCAGGAATTGACCTTACCAAAGAAATCATGGATGCTACTGCAGAGTACGAAAAAGTATGGCAGGAAGCATTTGACAAGATGCAGAATACAGCTCTTGGCTGGGCTGATAAGATAGAAAAACTTCTTGATCCTGTGAAAAAGTTATTCAAAGATTTATTCAATGGTGATTTCTTCGAAGCAGGACAAGATTTATCCGGTATTGTCACAGGGATATTTAACTGGATGTCCGATGCTATTGCATCTGTAGATTGGTATCAGATTGGGAAAAACATAGGACAATTTCTTGCAGGTATTGACTGGACTGCTGTGTTTACATCTGCCGGAAATTTCATAAAAACTGCAATCACAGCGGCAATCGACCTATGGAAAGGAAGCTTCGATGCTGCGCCTATTGAAACCACGATTCTGACAGCAATAGGACTTTTGAAATTCACTGGTTTGGGAGATATTCTGTGGAAAGCAATCAAAGATTCCATTGTCTTGTCAATGGGTGGTAAGGCAGGAGCAGAAATCGGAGAAACAATTCTCGGAAATCTATTAGGAACTGGAGCGGCAACAGGAGCAGAGGGAGCCGCAGCGGCAGGAGCAACCGGATTGTTTGGTGGTATTAGTGCAGGAGCAGTAGCGGCAACAGCGGCTATAACAGCGGTTGTAGCAGGACTTGCACTTGTATATGCAACAAACGAGGATGTTAGAAAGAGTTTCAAGGAATCAATTTCTGCTATTGCAGAAAATCTTACTCCGGCAATGGAGTTTTTAACAACAACGGTTATACCGGATTTGCAGAGTGCATGGACAGGGCTTGTGGATGTTCTCACTCCGATAGGAGAATTTTTGAAGACTGCATTCGCAAGCATATGGCAGGATATGCTAAATCCGGCATTAAAATATGTTGGTGAAGAAGTGCTTCCGAAATTGCAAAGTGCTTTTGAAAATCTTTGGAATGGAGTGCTTGTTCCGCTTGGAACATTCCTTGGAAATGTTTTGAATCCTGTGATTCAGATTGTTGCAGACATACTTACAGTGCTTTGGCAAAACGTAGTAGTGCCTTTAGCAGATGCATTAGGAAGTATTTTGGGAGCGGCTTTTGATGCGATAGTCGATAAAATGAATTTTGTGGTAGAACAAGTGAAACCAGTAATAGAAGTATTCACCTTCTTATGGGATAATGTTTTATCTCCCATAGTCACTCATTTGTGGGAAGATTTAAAGCCTGCTTTTGAAACTGTATTTAATGCAATAGGAAATATTATCAAAAATCTTGGAACAGCATTAAAAGGATTAATAAATTTTGTTTCTGGTGTGTTCACTGGAAACTGGAGAAAAGCATGGGACGGAATAAAAGATATTTTCAAAGGAGTGTTTAATGGACTTGTATCCATAGCAGAAGGATGCGTAAATCTGATTATTGATGGAATAAATGCTTTTATTGATGGTTTTGGCTTGGTTAGCGGTATATCGGAAGCTATAGGAATAAGCTTCAAGCCAGTACAAATACCTAAAATAAGTATTCCTAGATTTGAAACTGGCGGTTACGTTCCAAGCCGATACACGATGTTCATGGCAGGAGAGAACGGCGTACCGGAGATTGCCGGGACAGTAGGCGGCAAGACAGCGGTTGCCGGTGGAGTTGAAATCACTGGAATAAAAGATGCTATCAATTCCACGGCACAACAGGAAATTGCACTTCTGAAACAGAATAATCAGCTACTGCAAGGAATCCTTGAAAAAGAGTTTGGAATAACAACCGATCAAATTGGAATTGCAGCAAGACAATACGGTCAAGAGCAATTTAACCAAAAACACAAGAATGTATATGTATTTTAACACAGACAGCACTCTGAATGGGTGCTGTCTATTTTTATGCAATAAGGCGGTGAGCGTATGTCAGCATATCAAGGATGGCTTTTAAAAATTGGAGATTACGTTATTGACCAGTCAAGATTTATAGCCGCTGAAAGTTATCAGCCGGCTGTAAATATGCAAGATGTAGACCCGTGGACTGATGCAAATGGATACGTACATAGAAATGCTGTGGAACTAAAAGCATTAAGTGTTGATTTTTCCACGCCTGCGATGCTGACGGATGACGATTTGCAAGAGTTACTGTCCGGAATACGAAGAAACTTTATTGATGCAACGGAACAAGGGTGCAATATCACGGCATACATTCCATTTTTAGGTCAATATGTCACACAATATGGCTATATGGCTGATATAAAGCCTACAATCTACGGAACTTATGACGGAGAGATTAAATACAATCAGATAGAGTTTTCATTTGTCGGAGGTGTAGCGAATGAGTAACTATACCTATGCGGATTTGTTTGATAAAAGCGCATCCAAAAAGGAAATCACGATTGAAACAGAGGACAAGTCTGTAAAAATCACCAACAGCGAAATCCATTTTGAACAGTTTGAATTAAAAGAAATCCTATGTGATGATGATTACCTTACATTTGGACAGTGCAATGCATCACAGTTAAAATTCAAAATTTCCAACGTGTTCACAAGCATGATTGGGAAACAGATAAATGTTTCTGCTGTGATTAATGGACATGCTGACGCACCTTTTATTTTTGGAAAATACCGTGTCATTTCCGATAAACCAACAGATGATAAGCGTTACCGAAATGTGACCGCTTATGACGCAATATACGACATTGGAGAAGCGGAAGTATCTTCATGGTATAACGGATTAAAGTTTCCTCTGACCTTAAAGCAGTTCAGAGACAGTTTTTTTTCACATTTTGGCGTTGAGCAAGTAGCAACCACATTACCTAATGACAGCATGGAAGTGGAAGAAACAATCAAACCAAGCGAACTTTCTGGCCAGACGGTCATGGAAGCAATCTGCTCAATAAACGGATGTTTTGGCCACATTAACCATGATGGAAAATTTGAATATGTTTTCCTTAAAGAAATAATATCCGGATTATATCCACAGAAAGGATTATATCCACAGAAAGGATTATACCCTAGAAAAGGTTCTGAAAAAGAAAAGGTTACTGGTGGAAAATACAAAACTGTTAAATATGAAGATTTTGTTTGCCAAAAAGTTACAAAAGTGCAGATAAGACAATCAGAAAATGATATTGGTGCAGTTTACCCAGATACAGAGATTACCGAGAACGACAACAGTTATATTTTGCAAGATAATTTCCTTGTTTATGGAATGACCGCAGATGCCCTAGAAACGGTTGCAAGAAATCTGTATGAGGTTATTAAAGTTGTAAAATATAGACCTTATAACTGTGAAAAAATAGGAAATCCTTGTTTGAGCCTTGGAGAAGCAGTCAATGTATATACGGCTAAAGAAATCATAGAAAGCTATGTGTTGAGCAGAACATACAAAGGAATCCAACAACCGACAGACACCATATCAGCAAGCGGAAAATCTCCAAAGTACAGTGAACAAGTAAATGGAATTAACAAAAGTATAATTCAACTCCGTGGAAAGACTAATGAACTAGAACGGAATGTCGAAGAGACCCGGTCCGAAATCAAGGATGTAGAGAATGGACTGGATACAAAGATTACACAAAACGCAGGAAAAATTGAAGCAGAAGCAAAAAGGGCAACAGATACAGAAGTAGAATTGGCAGCGGCAATATCTTTGCAGGCAGACCAAATCAAATTAAAAGTATCAAAAGGTGATGTCAGTTCTCAGTTAAGTGTTGAAAGTGGACAGGTAAGTATTTCTGGAAACCGTTTTGTATTGGAAGCAGATAACTGTAGCATATCAGCAGATGGAACTATAACAGCTAAAAACGCAGTAATGACTGGTAGTTTTAAGTCTATAGGGGAAGACGGAAGTTACACAGAAGTATCATCAGGTGAAATTAAATTTTATAACGAACTATTGCAAAGCACAGGATCTATAAAAGGATTGGGACAATATCTTACTATTGATGCTTCAATGGTAAGTGTAAGCGGAATTTTAGTGGTAGGAAATGGAGCAACATATAATTCACAATATGTAAAAAACATATCAACAACTTCTCAAATATTAGGCAGTAAGACAGTACTGACAAGTGCCACATTAAGTGTCACAAAAAATTATATAAATGGAACCGTATCAGATGTATCTTTGGTAACACAAACAGCCAATGTTGCTGATTATCCTGGACATAATGTTAATTTTATTACAGGAGTTTCATCACTTGGAGGTTTGCTCACTGCAACATCTGGAATTGTCACACTTATGACGTAGGAGATTTATTATGGTAAAAAAAATATTTATTCTTCAAACGATTATTGGAAAAACAATGAAAGAAGTAATGGAAGAAAGGCAAGAAATTCAGCAATATATAGCTTTTACCATTGGAATTTCCACGTTTACGGAAATCAATGCAACATTGTTTAGCACGGAAGATGGCGATGGTTTTGAAGAGTTTATGAAGCAACTTATTGACATGTCGGATACAGTGGTTGCACAGAGCGGATATGAGATATCTGAACTGTGCAAAAACCTGTATGCGTATGCAGAAGAGCAAGGAAAAGAAATCTATGTAAGGGAGAATTGATATGGCAGCAAATTTTGAGATTAAGAAATTAAAAAGCAACCTTGTGACAGTATTAAATCAAACACCGTTGCCTATCGAGGTGAAAAGGCTTGTACTGTATGAAGTATATGCGGAGACTAAACAGTTATCAGATATGCAGATTATGAAAGAGGAAAACGAGGTAACCGCAGATGGCAATGAATAAGGTTTATACCAGAATTAACTGGGAAGATTACCCCAGTGAAAACACAGACATTGATGAAATAAATCTTAATAAAATGGATTCTGCCATTGATGCGTTGGACAACCGTATCATATTACAGGATGCCTTAAAAGTAGACAAGTCTGCAATAAACGGAAATATTGCAGACTGGACTATGGATGAAACAACCGGTGTTATTACTATTACAAAGTACAATGGTGAAAAAGTAATTTTTGACCTTAATATTGAAAAAATACCTGTCGAATTTTCCATGTCTGATGACGGAATCATTACCATGACTACAGAAGATGGAACACAGTTTACGGCTGATATTGGTTCTATGATTCCGGTGTTGACATTTGAAGATTCTGCAACCATAGCTGTATCCGTGAATGGTACTGGAAAGAATAAGACTTATTCTTTTTCAATCAAAACAGGATCAGTAACAGATGCTATGCTACAGCTTAATTATTTAGCAGATATTAGAGTAGAATCCGCAAATGCATCTGCTTATGCGCAATCCGCAAATGCAAAATCTGTATTGGCTGAATCTTATGCCATAGGTGGAACCGGAACAAGAGAAGGAGAAGATACCGATAACGCAAAGTATTATATGGAACAGGCAAAACAGCAAACAGGAGGCATACCTACAAAAGTCAGCGAATTAGAAAATGATGCTGGATACATCACCAAAGATGTTGACAATTTAACTAATTACTATGACAAGATTACTACCGACCAAAAATTAGCCAACATTGACTTGACTGATTATCTCAAAAAGACAGGTGATGCTTCCAACACAACCGTAACATTTACCGAGCCAACCGAACTTGCACAGCCGACCACAGGTGAGAAACTCAGCGGAATTATCGGCAAGGTTAGCCTTGCGATAAAGAACATCAAAACATTAATTTCTCTAATAGGAAATACTGATATTTCATCAATCGGAAACGGCACTGTCACGGGGGCAATTAGTGATGTAACTGGCAATTTAAATGGTTTGAAATTTGCATCAATATCAACATCTGTTACTCTATTAGCGGCGAATAAACAGTCCTTTTTAGGCTCCTTGTCTGACTTTGGATTGCCAAACAATGCAAATGTATTTGGGGTGTTTGCAAATTGTGATTGGGCAGTTAATGTAAGATTTGCAAGTAATAGCAAGTTTTATGCATATCAAATTGCAAATGTTAGCAATGATGCAACATTTATATTAAATTTTGTTGTGGCATATAAATAATTAATTAATCCAAGGTATTGGGCTGCTTCTTCAAATAAATCTCAATCTGACAAATATGAGAAACTGGCAGAATAATACCGTTCCGTTGATGGGTTTAATATTATCGTACCACTAGATTTATTAATATAAATATTATGATTGTTGCCGCTTGTACCACCTGTTGCATTTGCTCTAACATACGCATTTTTAGGGTAATATGTCTTTGCAATATTGGTAATGATTAATGATCCGCTAGACTGCTCAGATGTAATTTGTACGCCTATTGTGACAAATACCCTGTTACCAATTTTGGAAATGCTATTATCGGAACTCCACGATACACAATTTACTAAAGTCAAATCGGCATCTTGGTTTAACTTGCCATTTACAGAAGTAGTGATATCCAATGGGCGGAGATTAGAAGCAAAAATAAATCATCAAAAAGAGCATGGTGTAAAAGCCATGCTCTTAATCTCTTCATCTGATTCCCCAGTCACCGTCATTATTTACGAAACCAACCACATATCCTATCATGTCATCAATTATGTGCTCCGGAAGTATACTGTTCGGAGACATGAGCGAAACATATCTCCATTTTCTAACGCCATATTCTATTATATGGGTTTTTACGGCAATTTGTATCCCACCATTACTGGTCACAATACATCGTTCACCGTCTTGCGGTTCACGATCTGCGGAAAGGATAATAATTTCCCCAGGCAGATAAAACGGCATATAGTAGTCGCACGGAATTTTCATACCGATATAAGCCTTGGATTTTATATCTTCCGGCAAATTGTCTATGCACATGGGTTCCACAGAGTTTGTGGTTGCGATAATTCCATTCATAAGTTGTGGATTAAGGACAGAAATATACTTGTGTGATTTTTCAAGACTGGAATAGATTTTATCTTGGTGACGGATGAAGTAGCGGATAAGGTACAGAGAGTGTTCCGGCAGACTGCGGCATATCTTGACAGATTCCAACATCTTATCTTCCATAGTACCACAGCCTACCAACTCATCTACGCTGATTCCAAACGCTCTAGCAAGCGCAACAGCGGTAGATAGCTTTGTGTCGCTAGAATTACCGTATAGTAGTGAATTAAGCGTAGAATAAGGCAAATTAGCTTCATCTGCAAGCTTGTACACTGTCATGTCCGGCTCATTAAGAAATTCGTGGAGATTCCCACGAAAACTTAACATATAATTTGCACGGTTGACTGATAGATGTGTCGATATTTCTTTGATTCGGTCTTTTTTTATCATGTTTATTGTCCCCCTTTCACATGATACACTTGTAACATCCCTTGAAACGAGGGACATCAAGTTCTGGCGAGGGCGGTGTTTATTGGCGTTTTCACCGTCCTCTTTTGTTGATATTTTACAACAATAAAAAACGTGAGTCAAATATATATTGATTGTTTAGAACGTATGTTCTATAATGTGATGTATCGCTACTTTAGATTCTGCGGAGAATTAAAGGGGAGAGGGGTGTGGTTACGATGAACGAAAGCAATGAATTTTACAGAGAGGAAATTGAAAAGATACTAAACAACATTCAGATAAACAGAGTTTTGAAATGTATCTATATTTTTGTAAAGGATGTATGGGAGGATGTTAAGCCGTGCGAATAATAAAAATAGACAAAGATATTTTCATTACTGGGGACAAGCCTATCATACTTCAAGATTCTATTTGTGAAATATATTCCATGATATTTTACAAAACAAAGGAATATGAATCAGAGAACGACAGCAGAGAAAAAGAGAAAAAAAGGAAAGAACTTGACGTACTTTGCAATTCTCTTAATTCTCTTTCTGCTGCCGTAGAAGTTATCAACAAAAGCATGAAATAATTGAAACTATCAGGGCAAGTATAGCTATTATGTTAGTAAAAAACCAATCTTTAATTTTATTTTTATAAGAAATTAAATAAAATTTTCCGGCATCTGTAATTTGAATGTTTGGAAATTCTTCTAAAGTTGATTTTGATGTTGTTATATAATTATTAACACATATAATTTCTAATGTTTTTTCAACAAAACTTTTTGAGTGATATCTTTTGATTTTAGGGTATTTTTCATATAACTTTCCAAGGATATTAGTATAGTTTACAGACAAACCGTTTGAACAATTATCTTTTATTATATGCATAACTCTATTTATATCAAATCCATATACAACACTCATTATATTTTTCCCTCTCCGACAAGGTTAATATAATTAAGAACTCTATTCTTATTTTCTGTGGACATAGAAAAATACAGCTCTAACGATTCCATCAGATCAGAATCATTTCTTATTTTTCTCAATATAGAAAAGTTCTCATAAGAAAATTTGCTCTCTCCATAAACTAAATAATCCAAAGAAACATTAAAATATTTTGCCATTGCATTGAGCTTTGAAAGATTTGGATTTGATGCGTTTAATTTTGCAATATATCCAGTAGCGAATCCTAATTCTTTCTCTGCAACGTTTGAAGATACTCCTTTTTCTTTGCATAATTCCTGCACATTTTCTTTAAGCATACTTTCACCTCAATAAGTTCTGAAAAAATCGCAAAACAAAGTATTGACATTCTGAAAATATCGCTTATAATGTAACTAAAGGTTCTGAAAATATCGCAACAAAATAAGGACATTAAAAATGCCATTAAAAAATACTTTGTAATTTTCACTCGCAACGAATATTATAGAATATTTTCAGAGGATAGTCAACAACTTTTGGCGAAATATTCAGAACCTTTAATAACAGAAAGGAGGAATAAGGTTGTTATATAACAAAATAAAAGCTATTGCCAAAGAAAAAGGAATATCCATACGCAAAATCGAAGAAGATTGCGGTTTTTCACAGGGAAGTATGTGTAAATGGAATGATATTTCTCCTTCTTGGGACAAGGTTCAAAAAGTAGCTGATTATCTGAACGTAAAGATAAATGAGTTGATTTCAAAATAAGAAAGGAGAAGCAGGAGGAAGAAAATGCAAAGCCAGTTTGAGAGAGAACTTCTCAAAACCTTAAAGAGCATTGACGGTACTCTGAAAAGAATTGAGAAGTCCATGAATGATGAAGAGAAACAGCATACGACCATTTGCAATGCAGTTTCTCATGCGCTGAAAGGAGAACATGAATGAAAAAATGGACTTACCGCCAGAAGAGAGATCTTCTTGACAAATTAGAACCTTGGATCACTGCATTGGTTCAACTCATAAGTGCATTGGCTGGGGCGGCTGTCGGAATAGCTATCTGCTACTTTTTCTAGGTGGTATGTGGCAGTTGCAGTTATTAAAGCTACAACAAACGGTATGAGTATATTTCTCAAAAATGAGAGAAATAAATGTTCTTTGTAGAATCTTCCTTTTGAAGACAAAGCGAATGTGAACACTTCACGATTTATGGATGAACTAACTATGGTGAAATATCCCTTTTCCTTTAAGGACAAAAATGCTTGGTAAACATCTTCACCATTGTAATTCCCTATTTCAGACAATGAAATGGAACATTCAGAAGATTTTACAGTTTTCCTAAGTACTTTTCTTTCGATTTTGAGAAGCATATGAAACCTCCAGTTTTTATAACATTATACCACAGAAAGGAGAACAATGAACGAATTACAAACATCAAACATGAAAACACCCATTGAGATTGCACTTGGTGTTGATGAAAACGGAATGACTACTGCAAGAGCGTTATACGAGTTTTTGAGCGGAGAAAAAAGTCATTTTGCAAGATGGGCGAAAACAAACATTGAGGAAAACGAGTTTTACGAGGAAAACAAGGACTGGTGGGGGTTCGCCACGATGGCGAACGGTAACGAATGCAAGGATTACCGACTGACTACCGACTTTGCGAAACATCTGTCAATGGAAAGCCATTCTGCAAGGGGCAAAGAAGCAAGACAGTATTTTATCACCATAGAGGACAGGGCGAAGCAAGAAGTAATAAATCGGTCACAACTTTCTCCACAGATGCAGATGGTTATGCAAATGGCTGAGAGCATGGCGAGACAGGAACTGGAACAGAAGAAACAAGCTGAACAGGTTCAGAAGTTGGAAAGTACAGTCACCAACATGAAAGACATTTTCACGAAGCCTATCGGAGACTGGAAATCTGAAATCAATGCACGGGTACGGGAGATTTCAGTTAAGAGCGGAATTGACTATCAGACACTTTACAATCAGATGTATGGTGAACTGGAAAATGAAGCACATTGTGTTTTAGCAAGGCTTCAGGGCAATAAAATCAAGCGTATGGAAGATGCCGGAAACACAAAAACAGCTATCAAAGAGGGAACTACAAAGATTGCGGTTATTTTTGACAATGTAAGACTGAGAGTAATCTTTGAGAATATCGTAAGGAGATATGCTATGAGGTATTGCGTATGAGAAAAATAGTTGATGTTGTCCTTATGGTTTTCTTCTGGCTATTAGGAATATTCACGGGGGTGATTCTACTCTATGTTATATAGAGACAAAAGAATATTAAAGATTATAACAACAATAAAGCTGTTTCTTCCTATTATAATAGCACTCTCCATCACATTTACATCCACGGCACAGACAACCGGCAGTTTTATCTCCGAGGAAGCACAGGAATCGTGTGTAAAGTACGGTGAGGAATATGGCATCTGCCCGGAACTGCTTATGGCAATGATCGAGAAAGAATCTTCCGGCAGACTGGATGTGGAAAGCGGCGGTTGCAAAGGTCTGATGCAGATTTCTGACAGATGGCATAAAGACCGCATGGAGCGTTTGGGAGTGACGGACATTTACTCCGTGGACGGAAATATCCATGTTGGAGCCGACTACTTGTCGGAATTGTTTGAAAAGTACTGTGATGTAGGAATTGCCCTCATGGTTTACCACGGTGAGAAGAACGCAGATACAAAGACAGAATTAAGTGATTACGCTGACTGGATTCTAACAAGGAGCGCAGAACTGGAAAGGATGAATGGAAAATGACGAACAGAGAGAAGTATGCAGAACAAATTCTTGATATGGCTGTTAATACCATTTCAATAGCTGTTGATAAAGAAGGAAAACCGTGCGATTGCAATGCAATACGCTGCTCAGATTGCACGTTTATCGGTGGAAGGTGCAGAAAAGGGCTCAAAGAATGGTCAGAGCAGGAATATGTAGAGCCTACGGTGGATTGGTCGAAAGTGCATGTGGATACGAAAATTCTGGTGAGAGATTCAGAAGATGGACGTTGGGAAAAAAGACATTTCGCAAGATACGAAAATAATATTGTTTTTGCATGGGACAGCGGTTGTACATCTTATTCTGCTAACGGATACTATAATGTTTCAACTTGGAAGTATGCCAAACTTGCGGAGGAAGATGTATGAGTGCCAAAAGGCGGTTTACAGTCAAAGGAGTAATCGGAAGATTCTTATTTAATCCTAAAGAGTGGGAAATCGACCGTGAAACATCATTTTACTACCGACTGGTGAACCGTGAGACAGGAATGAAAAAATGGGTAAGAAAGGAGTATTTCCATGTTGAAGAAAGAAATTATCCCTATCGTCCGTGCGAATGAGATTTTGATTGCAGGACTGTTAGATGCAGGAATCTTGTATATCGGAGATGACAACATGATTCACGCAACAGAAGACTGAAAGCCGGAGGAATGAGGAAATGGAAAGGAAAATCAGAAAAATCTTGGTAGAACTTGGGATGAAACAGTACTTGCCTGGATTCCAGTACATCATCGAGGTTGAAATGTTGATGTTTGAAAATAGAAACAGAAGACTTTCTGAAATCTACCGAATTATCGGGGAGGAACACAGCACAAAAGAAAAAAGTGTGTATCAGGCTATTAAGTGGGTAGTTGGCAATATTAACACAACAACAGAGTTGTACAAGAAAATCAACGAGACAGACAAGCCGGTATCAATCTATATGTTTGTAAATTCATTGTATTTGTATCTTTGGGAGGATAGGAAAAATGAGGATTAAGCACATCTTTTTGCAGAATTTCTGTAAATTCTATGGCTATAACACACTGGACACAGATATTTACGACCGGACAGAGATTTCCGGAGCGAATGAAACTGGAAAGTCCACAATCAAGAGAGCAATCCAGCATATTTTTGGCTGCCGTGACGAGAACGGCAAAGAGATTAGCGGAATCAGACCGCATGACAAAGACGGTAACGACATTGACGGTGACATTACCGAAATGGTTACGGTGGAAGTAGACGGAGAAGAAAAGGTCCTGAAAAAGGTTTGTCGGAAGAATTACAACAAAAAAGGTGAGTTCACAGGAAATGTGACAGACTACTATATCAACGACATTCCTAAGAAACAGGCTGATTTTGACAGTTTTTTGGAAGAGTGTGCTTGTGATAAGAACAGATTTTCTCTTTGCATCAATGCCATGACACTTCTGCTGAAAGGTGGCACGGATCAGAGAGCAATTCTTACTGATATGTTTGGTCAGCACAGTAATGATGACATTTGCAATCAGTTTCCGGAGTTTGAAGCATTAAGGACTGTTCTGCAGGATGGCACTGTTGATGAACTGAAAAAGCGTTGCAATACGCAGTTGTACGGCACAAGGGGAAGAAATGGAACCAAGGGCTTGCAGGATCTGCTAGATGAAATTCCTAGCCGCATTGACGAGGTTAGCCGTCAGAGAGTGGATATTGACCTTGCTGATCTGGAACTGAAAAAGAAAGCTTTACTGGATAAGCTGTCAGAGAACATTAAGCAGCAGACAGATACGCAGAACAGCATGATTTCCTACGATAAGCTTTCAGATGGAATTATTGAGTTAAAAGGTCAGTTGAGTGCATTGCAGCAGAAAGCAAATGAAAAACTGGATGCGGACAGAAGAGAGAAGCGAACAACACTGAATCAGATTCAGAATGAGCATCAGAAAGAGTTGCTTAAGGCAGATACCATTCGTGAAGAGATCACTGCACTGGAAAAGCGTATCGCACAGTATGAACAGAAGAGACAGGAATTGAAGAAGAGTTGGGATTTGAATAAAAGCCTTAAATTTGATGAAAATTATCTGATTTGTTCCTACTGTGGACAGGAATATCCGGAAGAGAAGAAAGAGCAGTTAAGAACGGAGTTTGATGTACATAAGGCACATAAATTGGAACTGATTACCAAAGAGGGTTCTTCCTGCGCTGACCATATCAAAGCGGATCAGACAGAATTGGAACATAAGCGTGAGGAACTGAAAAAGACCGAGGATGAAGTGGAACGGTTGGAAAAAGAGATTGCCATTGCTGATAATGCCTTAAATTCCATTCCGGCAAGCGTGGATATTTCCAACACAGAAGAATACAAAGCTTTCCAGTCACAGATTGCAGAGAAAGAAGCTTCCATGAACAAATTCACTGACATGAATCTTCTTAGATTCCAGTTAAAATGTGATGAAGAGCAGATACGCAAGGATATTTCCGTGGTTGATAAGTCTTTGGCGAGTGTAAGCATTAACGAGAGTGTGGATAAGCGTATTGCAGAACTGGAACAGGAGCGCAAGAATATTGCACAGAAGATTACGGATGTGCAGGCACAGCTTGACCTGTTAAAGAAATTCAGCCGGAAGAAGAACGAACTGTTGGAAGCTGATGTGAACGAGTATTTGGAGTTCTGCCACGTTAAGATGTTCAGACCGCTTGTGAACGGTGATACCGAGGAATGTTGCGACTTTATCTACAAGGGAGAACCGTACAGCCGGAACATGAACCACGGAGCAAGGATTCTGACGGAAATCGACATTTGCAATGCGTTTCAGAAGCGGTGCGGTGTGGAATTGCCTATCATGGTTGACGATACCGAGAGCCTTGACCCTTGGAAGATTCCTGATGTTGACAGTCAGTTGATTATGTTTCGCAGAAGTGATGATGTGAGTTTGAGAGTGGAGGAAGTGAAGAATGAGTAATGAAGCAGAGAAACGCTACATTGTCGAGCGTGAGTTTGAACACGTAGGGTATAAATGCGTTGTGATATTTGGAAATATGGCTCACAGGTGCGGATATGTTGGCATTCCAAAGAATCATACGTTATACGGAAAAAATTATGATTACCATCTTGAAATTAAAAAATCAAATATTTGGGGCAGAGAAG